GGTTCGGCGACCATGCGTGCGTCGCATTGAATCGCGAATCAGTCCAGCACGTCGCGGGCTGCACTGATGCAGAGTAAATATGGATCATGCTTCATCCCTCTGCCGCCGCCCTTTCGGCATCGCGCGCCGCGGCTTCTGCGTCCTCTGCCTCATTCAATGCCATTATGTTTGCCTCATTAGCTAGGTCGGATATTTCTTTTGCGAGCCATGCCTTCGCCCTCGCCTTCTGCGCTTTTTCATCCGTCTTCATCGCCACCTTCCATGCCTTCTCCGCTCTTGCCCGTGCCTTGGTTGCCGCACTCAATTTCGCGTTGGACTTTTTCATGCTTCATCGCCTTCGCCTTCGCCTTCGCCTCTGCCTTCACCCACTCCCCTTCCGCCTTCTCCCACTCCTTTCTCGCCTTCGTCAACGCCATTACCTTTGCTTCCGCTTTCGCCCACGCCTTCGCCTCCACCTTCCACGCCTGCGCCGCCGCCTGTCTCAGGGCCGACAGTCTTGATTTTGAATTAGACTTTTTCATGCTTCATCCCTCCGCCGCCGCGACGACGTTCGCCGTTGCTCCGACCATGTACCGGCCCGCGAGGTACTTGAACCCGTCCAGCACGGGACGGATTTGTTCCCACAACTCCGGCGGCAGGTTGGACGGATCGGGCGGGAGCGCCGTGATCTCCACGTCACAGAAGATCCTGGATTCGAGGGGTTCGATGTTCATTTTGTCTCCCTGCGCTCTAGCAACTCGTCAAGCGTTTTTAGGTTTTGCCGGATACGGTCTGCAAACAGCTCAAGCCGCTTGGCGTCGCTCAATGTGCCGTGGCCCGGAACGCCGTGCTTGTTAAAGAACGCGACCAGTGTGCGCATGATCGAACTCCATGTCATATCTGCTTCGACTTCCACGGTCTGTTGTTCCTTGGTCACTTCTGCTCCTTTGCTTCCTGCTCAAGTTGCTCACGCAGGACGGGTGATAGTTCTTTGATTGCCATCCTTAAACGATATTGCGCGTCGATCCAGTTTGAATCGTAATGCGGACTATCTTTCTCTACTTTCACCGCCAGCGCCGCAATGCGACGCACGGCGGCGGATTCGGCGGCACGCCTGGCACGTATGAGGGCCAACTTTCTCGCGATTTCATCCGCGTCTGTCATGTCCGCTGCTCCTGCCTGCGCTCCTGCACGGTCGATTCGTGAAAGTGCCTGCGAGGATTCCCGCACATCGGGCACGAACACACCTTGCGTGTATCCCCAAACTTCCACGCATCGGGCCAGTTCGGGTAATTCCGCCGGTTGCGTTTGCGCATTCGTTCCCGGTTATGCCTGCGCCGTGATCTCATTTCTGCTCCTTTGCTTCCCGCTCGCCACTTCGATCCCTACCACACGATTGGCAGAACATCGCGGGAATGATCTTGGTGTGATAGTAGTTATCGTGATACCCACGGTTGTTTTGCTGTTCACTTCCACAATGCTCGCACACCATGATTGACGAGAAATCATTGTTGGATTCGCGCAGAATTTCCTTGATCTTCATGTTCGCTGCTCCTGCCGCTTGCGGGCGTGTCATTATTTTGCGGGGAAATCGGCTCTCCGGCGAAGGGCTTGAGAGCATCGATCAATCCTTGAAGCGCCAACAGGTCATCGGAAATGTCCAGTAGTGTCGGCATGGTCCTACTCCGGTTCGCGAATGTGGACGCCTCGGCATCATTCACCATATGTTGCGCCGCCTTCACCAGTTTTATGACATGCTCCTCGCGCTGGCGAAGGCGGGCGAGTTCGGCAAGAACAATGCGCACCGCATGCGCCAGTTGCGGTTCTCTCACAGCACTGATCCCCATTTGCAACAGCAACTCCGCCTCATCGATCTGTTCTTTGGTTGGGTTCATGTCACTTCCTTTTCCATGCATCCACTCTGCGGGCTTCCACTCGACCCGTGCTACCAACACCGGCTATCGTGGTGTGTCCCGATCGTGTGGCGCATGAATTGGTAGTTCATCCGCCTGTCCGGGGTTGCGCCCTTCGCGTGGTGTACCTCTGGAAACTCTCGAATACGAAGATCCTGCGGCCACTCCATCATGTCGCCACCCTTACGATCTTCCAGCCTGATGCGATTCTCGCCCGCTCCGGTGGCAATAACATGGCCACCAAGTTGTTTCACGAACAGCGGTATTACAGCCGCTCGGCACTGGTCGCGGATAGAATCGATCCACCCGATATGACACGGGCGCGCCTTCGGCCCCGATTCGCCGCCGCAAATTATCCAGTCCAACGATGGCCGAGCGCGACTTTGGAAATCGTTCGATCGCTCACGTCGAAATCTTCTGCAATCGACTTCAGTGACTCGCCGTTCGCTCGTCGCGTTCGTATCTGATTCACCGTCTCTTGCGTCAATACGGCGTTGTTGTTCTTTGCCCCCGCCTGTCCAGCCTTGCCCAATACTGATCGGGCATGCTTGATCTGATCGCTGTATGTCGCCAACTCTAGATTCGAGGGGTGGTTGTTGTGCTTGTTGCCATCCTTGTGATTGATCGTCATCCCGTCTGGAATCGGCCCGTTGAAGTGCAGCCACACCAGCCGATGCGCCAAAGCATGAACTCGATTGCACTCGACCATCGAGCGAACCTGCAAGTACGTCGCTTCGTGTTCCGCGCGTCTCATTCTGCTCTTGTGCCGCAGAATGCGCCATACTCGCCCCTGATCGTCGATCCAAAACTTTCCAGCCTGCACCATTGGGTAAATCAATTCTTCCGACCTCTTCATGGATGCCTCCAATCCATACACTTAGATCGATCGCCCCCAGCAGCGGTTCGCACGACAGAAACCGCACCGCCGCTTGACATCTCAGCAGATGCGGTATCCGCCCATCGGCAGACTTTTGGTCTTCGACACTCGTGCCAAGCCAGACGTTTGGGAGTGGCCAGACCGCAGTGTGCTCGCCGCCAGAATTCCATCTCTTCCACCCATCGGAAAAACCAGTCCGGTCACAAAGCGCGTTCGCTGCTTCAAAGATGCGTTGTCCCACGTCGGAACTACGGGTGTACTCCGCCATACGCTCTGGCCGCTTCGTCAATACCTGATGCGTATGCTGCGGTGTCAGCGCCATCGTGGCGAAGCACTTGTCGATCCATTCGTCTGGCACCCAAGATCCAAACATATCGCTCATGTCGCACCAGAAATACTTCGTTGGCTTACGACGGCGCAAGACTTCGTGGAGTTTCTCATCATCGAAGAAAATCTCCACGTCCTCGTCCCGCTTCCCCGCACCGGGGAAACTGGGCATTTTGAAACGCGCCTGCATTTTCGATGCGTAGCAATTTGCGCAACCGCTGCTGATCTTCTCGCAGTAGTGCCCGATCGCTCCAGACTTGAGTTTGGCGCGAATCGGATTTTGCGAATGGTCGGTCCACTGGATTGCGGTAGCGCTCATTTTACACCAGCCTTCTCATGCTCAGCAATCTCGTGTTCCAGCCGCTCGATCTCTTTGGTCCAGCGACCTAATTCCCGATACGCCCGAAGATTGGCTCCGTCCACAGACACGAAATATGCGCTATGCCAATAATCGCGCCATGCGATTGCGTTGGCTAATTCCACATGCAGCCGCCATCGGACGTATCGACGCCAGAGATTGCGAACGGGCTCGATCATACGCCTCCCTGTTCGCGGAGCCGGCTGGCCGCGAGTTTCGCCCAGTCCGTTCCGGTCCGCTCCGACTCCGATAGATCGAAACTTTTGAGCACTAATGCGACCGCAGATTTGCAGGCGACATGAAGATCGGCACCCGATGCGCCGGTTAGGTCGCGCAACGCCTTAACCTCAACTTCCATCGACTGGCACAACCGGGTCGCCAGATAACTAGTCAACAGTCGAACATCGTCGGTGAGTTCCAGATCGTAAAGGAAGGTTTTCAACTGTTCGTACATGATCTTCAGGTTCCGGACAGCATCCGTTCCCCTGCCTATCGGTCTAATCTGTCGGCTGACCACGGACAGCACTGCGGTTCAGGTGATCCAGACGGATCGCAGTGCCGCCCGCATCTTCCTCTGGGCGCTCCTGAGTTCCATGCAGACCAAGGTGCGGCTGATCGGCTTGCCATGCCGCCGCCGGTACTCCTTGGCCACCTGCGTGATGCTCCTGATCGCGAACGGGTTATCTATGATCGGACCATGATGGGACTTCGGTGACTCCACGGATGAGACGTAGTTCATGACGACATCCTTGTTGCTCGCCCGGAACGTGGTGCATCCATGCACACGGGCGACCAACACAGCCGCCACGACCGACCAAGTTTTTCGGATAACAAATCAGTCAACTGCGGACGTGCAGGGCATCTTCTCCGGCTCCTATCCGGAACAGATCTCCGCCCAAACGGACGATCCGGTTGGCCAGTGGATCGGCTTCCACCGCAGACTTGTACTCCGCGCGATCTTCGGGGATCAGCCGACGAAGTTCATATATGCCCTCGCAGCGATCTCCAAGAGAAGGCAACACCAGATACGGTTCTCCGTATACGAGAATGCTATGATGGATCTCCGCAATGGGCTGGTCGGGATCGTATGCGGCCAACGCTCCGATGGTTGGGTGACAGGATACTTCCAGATCAACATCTGGAATGGCCAGAAACTTACGATCGACCGTGCGGGTACTCAGGTCGATGACCGCCCGTCGATCGTCGCCCCCGATCTGTAATTGCGCTCCATCGTCGCGAACCACGACCGTTCCAGCGAGCACGCCCGGCGGATCGGAATGGGTTTCGCGCTCATACCGACCGACCTCGGCCAACCACTTTTCGCGCTCGTAGACTGGCAACATGATCAATCCGTCGCCCTCTAGGCCGACCGCGATGTAGTCTCCGGCTACCAGCCGGTTTCGGTCGTCGGCCAGGAGCACGGTCATCACCTTCGGCTGCTTCAACGCGATCGCTGAATTCGCGACGTGCGGATCGTAAGTGCTGGTGAAATACGAACGGGCCACGCCGAACTCGAAGAAGCCTATGGCCCCGGGCCATATCTCGGGATCTGCCTTCGGCGCTAGATCGGCCTCTTCTATGGCCTTGATTTCCACGGGCTGGCGTGGATGTTCGGTCCAGTATTTCTCGATCAGATTCTCGATGAACTGGACCTTCCCGGGTCCGATGCCCTTGAGGTCGATCAGCCGCTTATTGTCGTTCGTGTAGTCGCAGATAGCGCCCATGCTGGTCAGGCCGGCGTCAGTCAGGGTCTCGATCAGTCGGGGTTGGTATATGCCCAATCCGTCGAGTGTGACGGCGCGCCACGATTCGTCGTCGGCTGGCACGGGAGACGGTGGCCTCGCCTTGCCCTGATGGATCACCGACCCGTTGCTGGCGAATGGCAGCACCGGCTGTTCATCCTCGTCGATGATCTCCAGCAGTTCTGAGTTGGCGGTGTCCAGCGATTTCTTGGCATCTTTAAGGTCTTCGCTCAGGTCGTCCACAACCTGTTGCCGGCGACGCACGATCTCCCGCTGCTCTTTGAGCCGGTGATACCAATCTGTGTCGATAAACTCGGATGTGATCTCCGCGGATATGGGCTTGGCCTCTGGTGTCTCGGCCGCTTCTGGTTCCGACACATCCGTGGCCGGATCGGTTTCATTGATTGCAACATCGATGACTGTCATGGTCCATACCTCCATGCGGATTATCTTTGAGGAATTTCCGTAGGTCATTGATCAAGGGATCGCCATCAAACAGGATGCCGCCGCGATTGACCAGTTGATCGCGCGCCAGTAACAGCGAGCAAAGGGCGCGAACGATCAATTTGCGCGCAGATGCCTTCTGTGGCTTGCGATTGAGATATGATCTCCATACGAACCTGCGGGCGTCCTTGCGCATTACCGTCGTCGGATGTCCGATGGGCTCGACGCATAGGAGATCGGCAAAAGACGGTGGGACGACTTGGATAGAGCGCATGGCCTTGGACAACGCCGCCTTGCGGCCAGCTTCCTTGCTATACCGATCCCGGTAATGCCGGGTCACGCAGACTTTGGCGGCAACCATTTCCTCGCCATCTGGATCGACGAATGTAAGAAAACACTGCGTGGGATTGCAGAGTACTGGGTCGTACCGGAAGTGGTATCTGATTTTCCTGCCATGTCCGAGATCGGCTTCCATTGATTCTCCAAGGTTTAGAACCATACGGATTGTCGTACACCCCGTTCACTTTTTTTCTGACTGCGACGATTCGTCCTGCATCATCAGCGCTATTTTCTCCTGGAGTCCGGTAACGAAGTTGGCGTCCGTGCCATGCGGCCACCAGTAGGATCGGACGATGATCTCGCCTTGCTCTTCCCAGATTTTAAGCCCCAGCCGGCTCGCAGCTTCGTTACATTCGAGCAAGGTTTTCCGGCGCACGGATTCGGCAAACCGATGAATGAGATGAATTGTAATTAGGATGATGGCTGGCATCGGCGCGAGGGCGACAACAAGAATCCAAGGCGCAACAGGTAACATTGGCGCTCCATTTCGTCAGATCAGGTCCAAGATGTCGTCCGAACCATCCGCTGACGCGGCATGCTGGATATTCTGGTCCATGTCGGCGACCGCCAGATCGAAATCGTGCTGCTCGCCGATCACGAACTCCGCTGCCCGTTCCGATTCTGCCGTGTCCATGCCGCAGCCCGCTAGATCGATGGCGCAAGTCCGCTTGCTGGAGTCGATGCAATCGCACATGCGGCCCTGCTCGGAGGCGACAGATAGGTCTCTGCGTTCACCGGGCGGCAGCATGCTTTCCATATTGGAGATCCTGGTTTCGCATGCCTTGATGTACCGGCAGAACCAGTATCGGTGGTAGCGCATGACCGCTTCGGCGTCGGACTTCGTGCGCCAACCTGGGTTCCCGTGCTTGATGATCGCGGCGAAATTCGTGGCCGCAGCCGTGTTGTCGGCATGCATGGGATTTGATTTGGCATACAATTTCCTTTTAATCTCGAAAGTCCTTGGCGTCGTTCTCGTCTCGTTCTTGTGCTCGGTCAGTGCGTCCCTGATGTCACAAAACGCGAATTCGGAAAACGTATTTGCCCAATACGCGCCGTCGTCAGCCGTGAACTTGTTCGGCCAGTTCTCGGATAGAAACAGCGCCAGTTGCTGAATGTCGTCTTCGGTCATCTTTTCGCCTTGATCTTCTCCATGACCTCTGCCGCGAACTGTTTTGCCTCTCGCTTAACTTCGTCCACAGCCTGCATGCGCGGCTCGAAAACCCCTTGGTAATTTTGTTCGAGCGTATGCTTTATCGCAGCTACGGCACGCCCCACGCCCCACTGAGAAAATCTCTCTAATTGCGTGTTCGCCCAGTCGGCGCGCGTGCTCCAATGATGAGCCTTCCGACGCGCAACTAAGCTCTCCCATGCCAGCAGAAACTCCGGCGTATTCAGATTGGTCGGTATTGCCGCAAACAAACGCACGCCGCTCGCATCCGTACGTATGTCGTGATCAGCTTCAATCGCATCGTTATGCAATCTCGCGGATGCCCTGATGACCGGCGGAGACCCTAGCGGTGGGCTTGGGAATTTGCTCTTTCGTCGTCGCGACCCTTGGCGAAAATTCGGGATAACGAGAATCCGCTTACAACCATCGTATCGCGCATGGACCAAATCCATGCCGGAAACCCACTTCGAGTCTCCTGCGGCACACACTTCATAACAAGCCACCAAGCCGGCGGCATCCAGACTTTGCAAACGACCGACGATATCTGATTCAGAAAGATCAGAGCGAAGCGGGTAACAGAATCTCAAGAGAAGTGGAATCTCTGCGGTATATCTCCCGTGGTCATCCGCCTTCATGATCAGCCGACAGAAAAGGTTCTCTGCGGCTTCTCCAGCATCGAAGATTGCCCGCGAATCCGTCCAGTCGCGCAATGTTCGGTTAGGCATATGTACATCCGTGAAATATGCGCCGTGCTGCGTATGTCTACGCCCCGATCTTTCCCGTGTCCCAGTTGAACGTGTCGGCTCGGATTGACCCGAGTAACTGCTCTCGCCACGCTACGGCGGTCTTCTCTTCCTTACCCTTCATGCGGATATTCAGCAGGGCCAGCCCGACGCCCTTCGTGAATTTGGAAGGTGCGATGTTACGTGTGCTCGCCGCGTCGGCAGCCAGATCATAAAAGGTCGTCCACGACGAAAGATCCTCTGAGGCCGATATGGATGCCTGCTCGGGAACCGGATTCGCTTCGGGCGGATTGGGCAACAGGACATCTGCATCGCTGGGTGCCACGGCCTCGGATGTCGCGCCGTTCACGGGAGGGGATACAGGTGGTTCTGCCGGCGCGACATCCGATGGTGGTGGCTTCTGGGATTCCGCGAATGCCTGATCCATCTCTTGGGTTTTCTGGCCGACGGGCTTGGCCGTACCCGACGTTCCGGCGTGTATGTCAAAGTGCTGCTCCCGGCTGGCCATGCCATCGCGGAGGGAAACGAATATTCGTCGCAGTCTCGCCAATTCGTGTTCGGTCGTGGCATCCAGTCGGTGTCCGAGCTTGGCTTCGATCATCGGGATCGTCACCTGATATTCGGCGAATGCCGTGGCCATCTTGCGCACCCGATCCGACAGCGGCTCCTTGTTGTCGCCAGACATCGTGCGCTCGCACGCAGACACGGCATCGTCCACTACATCTCCGGGGATAATGCCGATGATGCAGGCGCGAAGCCTACGGGCACCCTGGTTGGCGGCCATCTCGTAGATGTCACGCGGATCGGTCAGTTTGGTGACGCCGAGGCGTGTATGCCGTTCGTGCTTGACCGTGAACACTTTGGTCTGGCGAGTGTTAGTCTCCAAGTCCCATGCGTAGGCCAACACCGACGACTCGCCCAAGCGCTGTTCGAGTTCGATCACTCCGAAGTCGATGTTGCCCCAAGCCCGAGCCATGGTTTCCGCCAGCCGGATAGACGGCCCGCTCACCTTCTCCGTACCGCGCGGGTACTCGTAGACCGCCGACTCAGCCAGTCCCTTGCGTTTGCAGGCGGTGATGATCTTCTGATATGCCACGGTCTCATCGCGCGGGAATTTCCGGGCGATGATCATGGCGCTCTGGACTTCCTGCGCCGCACGCTGGCTCGCCACTTCGATCATTCCATCATTGGGTTGCCGGGCGAGATCGGACGATGCATCTTCGAGTACACGGGATACTGGCTGCATGGGTCGCTCCTTTCAAAATCCACCTATCATCTTTATTTCTCTCCGTATCCTCCGTGTAAGTCGCGGAGCACGCGGAAAGCGCCCCTTTGGCATCACACAATGCCGGCGAGAAGCGCTATCAGATATGGCGCGCACGCCTCGCCATAGGTCTTTGGCGTCCCCTTCAGTAGATGCTTCGCTTCCGACATGAATCGATCGGGATCCTCCCGATAACGACGATCCCATTCGGTGAACGCCGCGGCCAACTCCTTCTGCGTCGCCGTCACACGCACGTTCGCGGTAGTCGATATCGGATTTGGTGCTTTGGATCTCATGGTCGCTCCTCAGACGCGGGATAACGCCGCGCGGGTTAAGTTGATTTCTTGGAACTGATAGCGGTTGGACGTGAAGTGGAAGCCATAGCCGGGAAACACGCCGGTCCGTTCGCATTGGCTGACCAACGACAGGAGTTCGGTCAATTTGTAATTGCCGGCCTCCAATGCATCATCCATGACCCGATAGACTGCCACCGCGTAAGGGGGACTCTTCTCCACCGCTATATGGACGAATCGCTCGCACGGCTGTCCCACGACAGCCAAGCCCTTCAGGTACATCGCGGCCGAGATGTGGTAGCCGTATCGTTCCAATGCATGCTGGTACTGATTCGGGTTGGCATCTTCGGTTGTCTTCAGATCGGCGACGGTCAAGAACTCGCCGATTTTTAATACCTTGTCCGTTCGGAACTTCAGCCGAAGGCCGGTCGCTTCGTCGCGGAATACCCCGGACCGCTCGACCGGTCCCTCAGCTCGGAGGATTTCACCGGCCAACGGATGGGACATGACCGATTCGCGCACGCGCATGCAGGTCGCGTATTCGTCGATATCAAGCACACACGAGTTATCGAACGGCTGAGTAGGAGCTGGATCGTGTTGGCCGCAATACCAGTTCCCGGCGCGAACTACCGACCCGCCCTTCGAGCAACGCTTGCCCGCCTTGGTGGTCTCCGTGCATCCGGTGGCGACCGTGTACTGTTGGAGGAAGAGTTCGGGTTGTAACACAGCGAGATGGCAGGCGGTCCCCAGTTTCATTGCCGTGGTCTGCACGGTGGGATTGGCGATCTCTTCGGCGGCGTGCAGTGGGCTGTCCCCGAATTTTTTTACCAGAGTGGATCGCCACGCCCTCCACTGGTCATAGGTGTCCGCCGGAACATTCTCGTACAGCCCATCAGCCGGTGGGTCGATGCCGCGAAGGATGGTTTTACCGTCAGACATTTTGGCTCACATGAGAGAATGCAATATCCAGCCCGCAAATAAGGTCAATGCCGGGTGAGCGATGGCGGAGAAAATTGTTTTCCAGGGATCTTTTTCGGCGTTTCTACCTTGACGCCAAAGGGGAAGCCGGATGGTGATAAGGATGCCGATCGCCGCCAGCAGAGAAAGACTTGGTAGACCAAGCGCCGGGACGCAAAACCAGCCCCATAGCGTCTGGAAAACCAGTCCCTCGAATGCCATGATCACGGCGACCACGGGGAGCGACGCCATCATCATCGCCATCGCATAACCGAGGGCATCGGAATCAGTCTTTTTCATCTTCGTTCTCCGAGATACCGCCGGACCGTACGTGCGTCCCTGCACGTATGCGCACATCCATGGCGCTACGGCCCGGGGTGGAGGGCATTGCGCCGATTCTGTCGAGCGCCAGAATTTTGACTTGTTCTTCGCTGGCCCCCTGTAGCAACAGACCGGTGCCGATGATCCGCGCGAAACAACGTCCGTTGGCACCCCACGTTTCGTAGTCCATCCCCTGCGTCGAATGCTTGGTCACCATCGTCCGTCGTGGATCGCGCGGCGAAGCCGCTTCGCCGCGCACGATCTCCACCGTGTTCGGGGCGATCACGCAGAACCGGCTGAACTTTGATTCAAAATGAATCTCGATATCCTGGCCGATCAGCAGGACTTGCCCGCGCAGGCGGGTGAGTTTCAGGTGTCCGACGTTTCCCTTCATCGTGACAGACATGATTTGTCCTTCCCCGTCCCACGGGGCGTAGATAAGTGACTCGTACAGGCCGTCATGACGGTCAGCAGCCACATGCCGATCAGAAATCCGATCAGCAATCGCTCGCTCCAACGACCGAATGAATCCGAGTCCATCTCGGACCTTCATAGACGTTGGCTACCAGCGTCGTTCAGTTTTTTTGAACAGCCGATATCGCGTCCCGACAAGGCGCGATAAAAGGAAGGAATTTCCGAGAGTACAAATTTCAGCCCGGGTTCCGTCCGTGGACCCTCTTGACCCCGTGCAGGCGATTGTGCCTCCGCTTCAAAAAGCCTCGGACCACCCGAACGACCACCTTGTTCACACTGCGATCCGTGGTGTCCGCCAAAACTTCCAACTCGGCTCGCATGCCGGGCTCGAAGTAAATTGGAAATGACCTCGCCTTCATCGAGAAGACAAAATAGCACCAAATTTTATCAAGTCAAGATAAATTATTTCGACTCAACGGAATTTATGCTGACCCTTTATCCCGCCGACGTACGATTTCCCGGCGGTGGCGGACAAGCTCATACATTTCGGGTATTTCGTGCGTTATCACCGGGTCAGGCGTGGCGAGGGTCCGTCAGACTTCGCGGCAAAAATCGGCATTTCCGCAACGCGATTACATGCGATCGAAAAGATGCCAGAGCCCATGGTCCGATTGGGCACCCTCCGCCGATTGGCGCAGGCACTCGGGTATGCTTATATCGATGAATTGGACGCGGCGTGGCGGCAGACCAAGGTGGATCGACCGAAACTTCAACAGGACCGCACGGGACGGTCGGTGCCGGATTTCACATTATTCGATCGCAACGGCAGGTATTACGTCGCGATTCCAGCGGAGACCGCGCTGGAACTACGGAATCTGGCGAGACATGACCAGGATCGCCTACGCGAGATCCTGCGCACCATGTTCGTCCGCAGACCGCCGGCAGCGTAGAAGCGCAAGTTCGATCTATATCCGCTTGTTTTTCCTTCGTTCGGATTTCCACTTCGCCTCGTCGGCCTTGACCTCGCGATAGATCGATTCTGACTCGCCCCTCGCCCGCGTGACAATCCTGTCCAAAATATACAGTTTTTGCAACATGGTCTGCCGGCTATGTGCTGTCGGGAAATGCTCGGCATGCTCGTCGATGATCTGGACGGCCGCCTCGGTGGTCAATGTTCCGATCAACGTCGCGTCCATGCCAGCCCGTTGATCGCGAGATGCCAGCCGATAGAGATGGATGGCCAGCGCATTCTTGGCCATCAGCCCGTAGCCGGGCGGGTGAAGCAGGTACTTGGGACATCGGTGACACGGCGTATCGGTCTTGGGTCGACGACCGGCGAAGTGCTTGATGCACGCCCCGCAGTTACCCGTCAGGCCCATTGCGGCGGACCCGGCTACGACTGGGTTTTCTCCCCACTCGTACCGAGCCCACTCAAGTTTTTTACTTCGGCCTCCCAATCGTCCGACTGGAACTTGGAGATATCTTGGCAGGTTTGCAATGCCCACGTCGCGAACTTATCGCACGAATTGAGCAGATGCAGCAGGTTCTCCCGCGCCTCCTCGGATTTTCCCTGTGCGGCGGGGTCCATATCGACCGCTGTGGCTAGGCCGCCCGCCGATGCGACCTTCGAGGCGGCCAACGGGATCAGCCGGCAGAGCTTGCCCAGATTAACGCCCTCGCATTTGACCACGGCGCTGAGCAGAAGTTCGTTGACTATGCCACGCCTGAGTTCCACGGGCGACACATTGGCGGACGCCGCAGGGTTTCCACGACGGACCTTGATCTTCTCTTGGAGATCGGCCAGTACCTCCGGGGACAAATACTGGAGTCTCACGGTGAACCCAGTGGCGTCGTCAGAGTTCTCTGGAAACCAGAAGGTGCGGATCAGTTCGTCGGATTTCGGTTCGAGCGATTTGAGATTCATATGCCACCATCGGACGCCACGCGGGTGCCGATGAAAAAGGCCCGCGAGTCATGTTGACGCGCGGGCTTTCGCTCAGTCCCCTCTGACATGGAGCGATTATCAGGAGTTGGCGATGATCGTTGACTCGGGTGATACGATCGTCCACACGATATCCGTGCCCTGCCCAACATCCTTGCTGGCCACACCTTCGAGCGGGATGGTCAATCCGCCCGGTCGCTGGATCTTCGGCGTGCTCTGATTGGGCAACAGATCAACGTTGGGAAGGAAGATCGTGTGACTGTAAGTGCCGTCGGACGCGACGATCTGAACAGCCGTATCCGTGCCGTTGACCGCCTTGTTGTAGAGGTCCGTATTATTAAAGAGGAACGTCCCGCGGATTCTTGTGTCGCGCTCGCCGGCCTTCAAGTTGGCCCGGAAGTTGGAGCCCAATACAAGGTTCTGGCCGTCCATGCCGTTTTGCACGGACAAGTTCAGCGACTGCGCGGTCCCGAGAGGAATCAGCGACGAACCTTCGTAGACGGTGACCTGCACAGAGGTGAACGGGTCGCTGGTCATGTCGGCGGGAGCGCCGAAATCCGGATCATCCGTGAACTCCGTGGCCTCGCGGGACAGGATGTCGAACACACCGCCCGCCGTATCATTGACGTTGAGGTCCAAGGTCATGCCGGACACGCGGCTGCCCTTGAACAAGATGTGTTGGAATTCGTTGTCAACGTCCGTGAACGACTTCACGATCGTGAACATCGGGAGGGTCGTCGTGGTCGAGCCCTTGAGGACGTGCGTGTACGGACCGGTGCCAGCCGTGCTCGTGTGGGTGCCGAGCAGGGCGTAGATGAACTGTGAAACTCCCTTGGGTGCGAGTTCAAAAGGAAGGGGTCCGCCGGGAAGTTGGGTGCCACGAACATCCTTGTTCCGCATCCGATCGCGACGGATGACCTTACTGCGGTAGAGAACGAGATTCTGGTCCAGGCCCTCGCCAGCCACCACATTGAAGTAGCGCCAGTCAGCGGTAAGCGGATGAACGCCCCAGTCGCTCTCGAACTTGAAGACGACGTAGGCGTTTACGCCAGTTGCTTGATCTTTTTCGTAAGTTCCGGGCATATGCGGACTCTCCTGCTGCCCGCATAAGACGATGCGACGGGTTTTCGCTGGAAATCGTGGTGGTTATTGGCGGACGCGCCGGTCGTACTCGAAACTGCACTGCACGACGAAATGAGCATCTGGGAAGTTAATACCCTCATCACCGATCACGGCGATCACGTGATGGTCGATACAAGAGATACCGCCGGACAGACCGAGCGCCGTCCATGCCGCCTTGATCCGCTGATCGGGGTCCAAGGCTTCTTTCAGATCCCAGACCATCTCATCGATCAACTGATCGAGCGTGATCCCCGCCGCATCTTGAGCCGGTGTCAGCGTTCGCATGCACAGAATCGGATAGGTGTGAACGTATCGGCGGACCCCGCCAGTGCGACGCGGATTGACCTCCTCTGTACCAGTAAATATGCCGGCGGCGGCACCGAGTCTCCGGTAGTCTTCGACGTGATCTTGGACGATGATCCGCGGGTCTTTCCCCAGCGCGCAGACGATGCCGTCCGTGTAATAACTGTCGGTCGGATGACTTTGCGATATCGCTTGGATGAGCGAGATCGCGGCCTTGCGAACTTTGGTGGAGTTTGGGAGTTCCGAAGGGGCGGCCATATGCCCCTAACAGACGAAAAACCGCATGCGGCGAACTTGTCGGCAGCCGCATGCGGGGTACCCGAGCCTGCACCATCATTATGTCTGATTGACCCGCTCGGCGATCTCGTTGCCCGCCGTATCGGCTACACGTTCGAGCAGTTGCGTTGCCGCCTGAATCGACCGGCTGCCGACCACGCCCGGATGATCGACCGACACGGTTTCGATAAAGTCGTCGGAAGTCTTAATCTTGGGGTTCAGGAACTTGGCGATACCCAATCCTTCGGTGACAAATGCGCTGCCCACCGATCGGCTCTGCGACTGGCCGGCGACAATCCGAAATTGCAGCGGGTTAGCCAGTCCGGCGCGGGCTGGGATGCGGTGCGGACGCGCCCCGTTGATCAGAATCTGTAGGAGATTAGCCCCCTTGATCGGATAGGTCTGCGTGCTATACGGCGCATGGGATTTTGTCTGAAACGTCAGATACTCCCCGGCATTGTAGACCTCGGTTTCGATCCGCCCGCTGGATTCGACCTTCGGCGGTGTCGCGGTCCACATGCGGGCGATCATCGGGCGACCGGCGCGGCTGTCGAATTGCTGAAGGAATTCCGTGGCCCTGCGACCGAGTTCCACGACGGTCTCCAGTGCGCTGCGCCGGATCGATGCGTCCAGTTGTTTGGTCAACTCGGCGATCGAAGCCTTGTCCACGACTATGCGCATCTGCACGAATGCGCCGAGTCGCCCGTAGGCGGCTTGGCGGGCGGACGCTGGTAGGACGTAACTGGGCATCAGAAAAGCTCAGACGCGGCTTCCCGCTGTTCGGCTTCGATACGTTTTTTGGCAATTTCAAAGTATGGCGCGTGCTTTTCGATCCCAATGAAATCTCTACCGGTGCGGATGCAGGCCAAAGCGGTTGTTCCAGAGCCCATGAACGGATCGAGAACTACGCCCTTGGTCGGCGTGGACGTGAGCTTGCACAGGTATTCCATGAGATCGCTGGGCTTTGTCGTTGGGTGCGTGTTGCCTTCACCGCGATCTTTCCTGCTCGCCTTGGCGACGTAGAAGAAGCGGGAAGCACCGCCAGAATCCCCATAACTAGCATTTGCCGTTGCTTGGTCAGGAAATCCCCCGTGATACCCTCCCTTCCCCTTAGAGCGTTTTCTCATCTGTCCATCTTTCGTAATTCCGCTTTTAAGTGTTCCTACAGATTTATCCAGCAGGGCCGCCGCGGATTCGTCCAGCAGCAAATTCGCTGGAAAGCGACCGCCAGTTGGCAGAGGCCCATACTCGACCGCCTTGCCACCGTTCCCGAAACATGAAGTTCCGGCTCCCGACACGCGATTACCGCCGTATGTTCCGCCTTTCAAGAGCCGATCGTGCTGCGGCAATGAGATACGTGCGCCGTCGATGTTCAGCCCGGCAACGCCGTGCTTCAGCGCGTTGTCCGCGAACGTGCCGTCCAGCGGCTTCATGCAAACCAGTATTGGCTCGAATGATGGCTTTAGAGATGTCTGCCATCCGCTCCAAAGTTTTGCGGCTTCTGTCGCTGGGGCAGTGATGATGCCCATTTCGCCGGTGAAGCCTTGATTCTCCTTCCACGCCGAGCCGATCGCTCGTTTCGCCTCTTCTGAGAAGCCGCGTGCGTAGCGGCCATCGGTACGCTTGCCGATGACTTCACGCTCCGCTCCCGCAGCTTTGTCGATGGCTTTCGATATTGACAAACTTTTTGGAAATCCCGAGCCGTACAGCCATATCATCGTATCGCGCAGCTCCCATCCCGCATCCTCGATCGCGCACGCGAGCCGGTGCCACGTGCGCGTACCGCCGAAGCACAGCATGAACGCCCCCGGCTTGGCCACACGCAGGACCGCGCGCCAAGTCTCAGGTCGGAAGGCGATGTCGCCCCCGTCCCAAGTCTGGCCCATGAATCCTCCCTTGCGATTGCCGCTGGTCAAGTGATATGGTGGATCTGTAATCACCGTGTCCACTGAGTTTTCTGGCAGCGTTGGCAGGAATTCCAGACAGTCGGCGTTGTGGTATTCGATCTTCGGCATTGCCCGCTTAGGACGGGCGGATGCTACTGGACAAAATCCCCCGGCGTTCAGAAATTGTGAACGGAGAAAGTGGCCATGCCGTAATCTGCCGACATGGAGCATCACCCAGACCTGTTCACCGCCGCCGAGGCATTGATTTATCTGCACCTGCCGGAAGATTCCGGGCGGACGCTGGAAACCCTCCGCGCTTCCCATGCCCTCAACGGCGTTAAACTTGGCCGGGAACTCATGTACCACAGAAACGACTTGGACGCCTGCATTTCCCGCCTATTCGGCAAATCCACGGCATTCCGCCCGGATCGCCCGATTCGACCGCGACTGAAAGTGATCAATGAGTTATGATGCTCGCCAGTCTTATCAAGGAGCCCAAGTTGGCGAGCACACCGACGCCCCCCGCACAACGTCTCCACCACGGCAACCCGATCTGGCGGACCCGCTGGTACGACGATCGTGGGAAGCGTCGGGAAAAACATTTCGGGTTGATCTCTGATGTCACCCAGCGGCAGGCCACGGCCTTGTACCGCCAGTGGTTGACGCAGTGGACCAATCAGGATCGCATCCGAAACCCGCAGGCGACCCAATACACTTACACCTGCGCCGAATTGGCTCGTGACTATCTCGAACATGCGCGGCGCACGTATGTAAAACGTGGGCGTCCGACCTCGACGGTCTGGAATACCGCCTATGCCATGCAGTCGCTCTTAGACACGTTCGGGGATCGCCCGGCGTCGTCTGTGGAAGGCCCTGAAATCGCCGCCCTGCGCGATAGCATGATCCACGGGACCGATGCCAAGGGAGACAACTACATTCGTTCGATAAAAACCGTGAACGACCGGCTATATCTGATCAAGCAGGCGTTCCGGTGGGGCCGGGAAAAAGGATTGGTCGCCAAGGACAATATGTTCGATGTCGCGCAGGTCAAACCCTTGCAATCTGGCCGATGCGATGCCACGCCGTCCGAGCCCGTGCAGCCGATCGACGAACACTGGGTAGCTTGCGTTAAGCCATATTGCGCTACGCCCGTGCAGGCGATGATCGACCTCCAGTGGCTCACCGGTGCGCGACCGGGTGACATTGTGATCATGCGCGGCCAAGATATCGACCGCACGGGCACGATCTGGCTCTACCAGCCATCCACGCATAAGATGGAGCATCTCGGGACGCGCAGGATCATCCCTTTAGGCCCGCGCTGCCAGAAAATAATAAAAACTTTTCTCACGCGCGCGCCGCATGAATTTATTTTCTCGCCACGGGATTCCCGCACAGAACAGCTTCTGGCGAAGCACTTGGCGCGAAAGACGCCGATGTACCCTTCGAGCAAGAAACGTCGCCTGCTTGCAGCGCAGGAGCCGCGACGTAGGCCGGGCGAACACTACACGACAGAAACCTACCGGCGGGCCATCCACTACGCCTGCCAGCAGGCGCAGAAATCCGATCCGCTGGTGCCGACTTGGAATCCGAACCAATTACGCCACGCGGCGGCAACGCGGTTTAATCGGGAGTTTGGATTGGAAGATGTCAGCGTGATGCTCGGACACGCGGACATGAGTACCACGCGAACCTACGCACAGCCCGATCTTACCCGTGCGATTAGGATTGCGAAGTTGGCTGGATAGATGTACAATTCACTCGCCCCACGCGCGGCAATCCCCTTGTTGCGAGAGCGGCAGGTTGGGTTGGATAGACACCGCCGTGGGGCGCTTTTTATGGGGGCCGGGTCGCGGCAATTCGCCTAATTCCGTCGAATTCGACGGGATTGAATGGGAACCAACGGGCGTTTCTGATTAAAAACAGAGTTTTTTAAGAGAAAATGGACGGTATCTGTTCAATGTGTCATCGTTCGGGACCAAGAGGTCGAAGGTTCAAATCCTTTCACCCCGAGTAGGTTTTACAAGGACTTACGTTCACTTATCGACAGATTGTAGATAACTCGGCCCCCGCAATGGCCCCCATTTCACTTGATCGCACACCCGCAGATCGACCGGCTGGTCTTGTTGGCACTGGCCGTGCCGATATGCACGATCTGCATGCCGGTAAACACATAGCTTCGGAACGCATCCTCGCCCAGCCTGTAACAATCCAACGGATACCGATGCACGGGAAATCCGAAGGTTGGTACGGAAACGAGTAGATGGCCGCCATCGCATAATACTTCGCGCATCGACCGAACGGTCAGCCAGAACTTCGGGTCGTGTTCCAAACACTCGAAGCACAGTACGGTGTCGAACCAACGACCGGCGGCCCACGAAACCAGATCGTGGCCGTCCACTATTTCATCGACATCCGGCCCCGCCCGAAGGTCAACCCCGATGTAACTCGTCGCATCCTTGAACAGACTGCGCGGAGATCCGTTGACGTTGAAACTGCCGACTTCCAGAACGCTACCGGGAGCCCACGGATGGTCGCGGCGAATTCGCTCGACCCATTGGAGTATGGCGGGGAACAAGAGCGTGCCAAGGAATCGAACCTTGCGTGACGATGGCAATGCGCGTTTGCGTTATCGTCGCCCTCGCCAGAGGACACGCATATATAGCAGGCTCGGGAGTTGAACCCGATTCATCTTCGGGTATGAACCGAAAAAAGAATCCGACCTTTCCGCCTGCGATCACTTCACTTGGACGACCAGTTGCGGACCATCAGGTCCATTCTCAGTTTCTTGGACGCAGCATGCAGACGACCCGGGAATACCTTGCCCGCCAAAAGATCCTTGAGCCATGCCGTGGTCTGGATTGCCAGCGTCACAAACTCGGAGCAAAAATCATCCGCGTTGGACGGCGTGAAAAACGGCACAACGAAAGCGAGGACGCCCTTAAAATCGTATTTGTGCCCCTCGCTCACCCGCTGCTCACACCACGCCCTGATCTCCGCCGTCTCCGCATCGCTAAACGGCAGTGGCACGAAATCCCAGTGACCGGGCTTTGGCTCTATCCGCTTCTTTCTCGGACCACCGTCCCGCGCGGATGAACTGAACCACCAGCCGTCATCGAACACGATCTCCGAGTGGCTGTATTTGCTGAAATGCCGCAAGGCGATCAGGAAATCGAGAAATCCGCCTTTTCTGGCAATGTACGATGCGACCGTGACCATGCAGAGAACAGACGGGTTTCACCGTTCGCAAACGAACTCCCAGATCGACCCCGCACCATCGTCACTCCAGCGGTCGCGGGCGACCGTGCAATACCGATCCGGAACCAGCCAAATCTCCTCCTCGGCGTAATACACGCCCGTCACATTCAATGGGACTCCGCCGGGATTGCAGGCGAACAGAATCCACGGCCGACCGTCGTTTGTCCTCTTGGCCAGCGACGACATCAAGGCGTCGGCCCGGAATGGCTTCATCGGCGCATCCGGGAACAGATACCATTCCCGACCGAATGTGAGGCCATGACAGAACACACAATGGGCACCTTGCGGGAAGCGACGCAACAGTTCATCGCCCCAGACGGGAACGAACCTGTTAAGATCGGCGGACAACACGATGACATCAAGATCGATGGATGGGGGGTATCTGAATTGGATTGCGCTGGCGCATCCCACTAGGCCGACGAGGACTAACCAAGAGAGCCAACGCATGGCTACCCCCGACGGAGCCCAGCGAGTTCTCCCTGATATTTCGACCTATACTCGTCGCGCTGCGACCGGAGTGTGTCGATCCGCTGATCGGTGGTCTCACCGAAAAACTTGTCGGTGGTCCGCGACGAACTCAGCCGGTTCAAAACGCCGTTCAGGATGACCGTGCATGCGCCGTAAACCAGCGCCATTTTCGACTCGTCCGGGAGCGTGGCCACGCTATAGCCGGTTGACGTATAGCGGATCGAAACGGTCTCCGCCGAAACGGGCGTGGGCATCAACCGGAGCTTCCCGTTGATCGTCTCCCACGTATATCGGTCGCTGCGTCGGAAACGCTCGCCAGCGGTAATCACGTCAAACGTGTCGGCTTGCAATCCAGTCGGGATCACCGCCTCCCCGTTGTAACCGTTCTCCCGATCCCATTCGTCGGTCTGCACAACGCCATCGGGAACGAATGCGCCAGAGCGCAATACCTGATCGATCCGATGCACGTCGGTTCCAACATACGTGCTGATCGTGTAGTCCTGCGTTTCGGGTACGGCCGTGAAATTTACCTCGCGTACCGCCGTGGTCGTGCCCAACATGCGATTCAGTTCGCGGACGATCGGGCCGATCCCCGATTCGATGATGTGATCGGGAACGAACAGTTCCCCCACCGCGTTTTCGAGTTTGATCCCCGTCTCGTCGCGGGCCAGAGAAACTACATCTTCGGCGGTGAATGACATGATGTATCAAGACGGATTGAAAGAAAAGCGCCCCGCAGGTTTTGCCTGCGAGGCGCTTCGGTTTAAGGTTGTCCCGTCGGGCTTACGACAGGTTGGCGATTGTGAGCAGGGCGTAGACCTCGCCCAGCACACTCGAAAGACCGTATGCGACCGTGTTCGGTCGGGCGATACCAAACCGGGTGTAAGCACCGCTGTCGCGCTGCGCGTTCCGGGGCAGCGTCAACTGCGGCAGGAACGTGATCGGGCGAAGCGGGCAGTAGTGGATCGCCGGCTCCATCGCATTCTGCGGGCGACGACCGAACAGGATCGTGTTCGTGGCCATCATCGGGTCGATCAGGACGCGGAGTAGTCCGGCATCCATCGTTCCGAAGTCGCGGACGGCACCGGTCTGGAAGGAGATGTTCGTGTCGCCCGTGCGGAGGCCGACGAACGATTTGACCTTCTCGATCTGCGTGGCCGCCGCGACACCAGCGATCGCCCAGTCGGGCTGGACGTAACGCTTCTCGAAGATTTTCCGCTTGATCGCGTTGACGCCCGTGCTCCAGAGCGTCTCGTTCCAAGCCTGTTGCTCGGACGGTGCGAGGTCCGCATAGGCCACCGAGTTGATGATCGGAGCGGCGTCCCAAACGACGTGATTGTCGGGGTGAACGTCGGCGACACAGGCGTTGATCATCGACCGGTCGGTCACCCATGCCAGCAGATAGTCCATCTTGCTCCGGATGACCTCTTCCAAGTCGCCGCCGTTGAACGATTCGTAGTCCTCGTCGGCTTCGACCGAGCGCCGGTTGCCCAGCCGCTTCATCACTGCCGAGACAAGCACGAAGTTGGACACGTCGTACTCGATCTCTTGGGCGTCACCCATCTGACCCTTGTTCGGGTAGTCGGTGTTGAACTTGGTGAGATCGTTCATCAGGTCGCCCGGGTTGATATTGGGCGTTGAAGATGCGAAGGCGGTGCCGTAGTTGACGTTCTCGAAATACACGCGGCCTTCCGGACCCTGTAGCGGGGTGACCGGGAAAAGCTGCGGCGAGATCATCTGCGGGTAGGCCCGCGCGATAATCGCGATGATCTGGCGACCGAACGTGGGAATCCCACCGGTGCCGGCGAGCGTGGCTTCCTGCGCGATCCGATACTGCTTTTCGAGCTTGGCGGCCTTCGTGCGAAGGAACCGGCGCGCCATCTCGGCGACCAGCAGTTTGTATGTCGCCTCGTAGTGCTTCCGGATGTTCTTCGGGCCGAGCAGTCGGGCGTCCCAGTCAATGCTGTCCAGAATGGGCGCAAGACCATCGGTCAGCCGGCGTGCGTCGGGCGAGAGACTGTCACCTTCGATGACCGGCGAATTCTCGAAATCCGCACGGGCGCTCGGGAGGCGACGGGCACTCGACATGAGTTCTAGGAATGGTTCCTTCATGGCAACTTTCTCCGTTTCCGTTCAATCGCAATCAGACGCAAGCGGGCGTTTTTTTGTTAAAGGCCGCGGAGACTTTCCGCGACTTCCTTGGCACCCGGGACTGGCTTGCCACGCTCGATCTTGGGCTCGTCCGGGTCATCGGACTCGGCCAGATCGTCGGCACCCTCGATGTCCCACGCCGGGTTCTTGGCCGGCTTGACCGCCGCGTACTCGTCGGTCTTCGACTTGACGAATGATTCCAGTGCCTTGACATCGAAGTCGTCGCGGGCGAACTCTTTCTCCGCCATGGGCTTGATCGCCTCGGCGTACGGGTTGTCCTTGACGGTCTTGGGCAACGCCTCGGCCAATGCCGCTCGGCGTTCGGCGGACTTCTTGTCGGCCTCGGCCTTGACCGTGGCCTCTTTGAAGGTCGTGACCTCGCCCTCTAGGGCGGCGACCTTATCGTTGGCCGCCTTGAGATCGGCGGTGATACGGTCGATGTCCACCTGCTTCAATGCCACCTGCTTGGCCGTCTCCGAGCGTGCTTCATCGACCAGTTTCTTGGTATCCGCGTCGGTCAGACCAAGCGCGATCTTGTGCGTGTCGGCCAATTCGCCGACGAACGACAGGAAGGCGTCGGCCAGACCCTGACGGGATTCAGTGGCCTTCGTGACCTCCATTTCGTGAAGGGCAAAAAGCGCGGGATGCTGCTGCTTGAGTTCATCTAGGGTCTTCATGGCTTTGAGTCTCCGAAACGCGGTCATTCGCGTACAACCGAACTAAGACGCGGCGGCGCGTCCCAGCATGCGCGCCGATTCCTCGCTGGGATCGTCAACACAGTCGATTTTTCTAATGGCATAATTGCTATCGATTACCACTACGTCGTCGTCTTCGTCGCCAAGTCCAAAGCGCATCCGTTCGCCATCTGATGGTCGGTGCGCAGAGCCCCTGCCGTTTGTGCTGAATGGGATGGCGAACCCGTCGTTAATCAGCGCCAGAAGGTCGGAGCCACGACTGTGTTTCTCGGATACGACGAAGGTTCCGTGGATTCCGCCGTCGTCGGTCATGTCCAACGAGGTCCATTTCAGGCAGGTTCCGGTCATTCCCGAATAATGATCCACGGATCCCTGTAGGGCTCCGCTCTCTATTCGTGGCTGGGCCGAGGCAATCGCGGCATGCATGACCTCTCCGGGGTACACGCGCCGGTTCCCGTTCACAACATTTGCCTGTGAGACCTTGGCGCGGAATACCGTTCTTCCGTCCGCGAGCCTCTTCTCGGTTGCTTCGCAGACGCAGAATTCGACCTCTTCGATCAATCCGACCTTGGAATTGATCGCCAGATTGCGCTCGCTCAGCGGTCGCCGTGCCTTGTTGGTAATTGGTGTGGCTGGCGGAGAAACTTCATACTTTCGAGCCAGATAGGTTCGGAAACCTTCCAGCCGGTCCGTCTCTTGGCCGTTCTCGTATATTCGGACCAGTACGGCGGGTCCGGGCATAGCGCCCTTGCCGGGAACATACAGGATGTTCCTGCCGATCCGCTGTACGCGACCGACGGTCTGGCCGACGGCAACGAAATCGCCTTCCGTGTATGGGAGTTTCATCAATCGGGAAAGACGCCTATACCGGTCAAGCCGTTACCCCTGCGGGTATCTGCGGTAGGGCATATGTGGACGTGTCGTCCACGACGAAGATGATTTCCTTGCCATTTCCACGCCGGGCCGCATAGGTGGCCAGCCGGATCAGCGCGACCTGCAACAAGCCATTGACATCCGACGTGGCGCTGAATTTCCCGTAGTTATAGGATTGCCCGGAGCCCGAAGGCGGCTTTTTCAGCCAGAAGTCTATGGTCTGCGTGGCTTGGACGTTCCCCTTGCCGTCCCTTGTCGTGGCATACGCATTCGACTGCGCGGGATCCGATGCCGGAGTGATCGACACGATATCCATCTCGACATCTACCGATTCGTCGCCATCTACGACTACCGTGGTGGGCGTGAAACTATAGCCGGCCTTGCTGACGGCCAAAACGTGAGTCCCGTCGCTCATTCCGAACTCGGCTACCCCGTTCACGTCCGTCAGAATGACCTGCTGCTCGCTCCCCGAGCCGAGCCGGACCGATGCGTTCTGGATCGGGTCGGTATCCGTGTCCGTTACGGTTACGGTCACGGTTCGCCCGCCAGCGGATGCCGAATTGTTCCATCTGGCTTCCATCAACTCGATGCCGGGCGTCGAACTACTGCCGAGCACCAACATGGCCTCCCCGATGTTTTCCGCAGCGGTCACAACCAGTTCGTAGTATCCCAACCCCGAAGATGCTTCGGTGGGCGTATTGGTTGTCGGTGTTTCGACTCCATCCGCTGAAACGACCATGCTGTGGTTCGCAACATCCCCGGGAACCCCCTCCCCGGCGACATTGAGAGCCCGATATGTGGCAACATAAGGCTGGTGGAGCGGCATGTTACTTACGGACGTATCGCCCGGCCTCGCGCAGCAACATGATCCGCCGCCGTGCGCTCTGGATCGAGATTGCGGAGAGTGTCGCCGGCCCCACCATCAGGTCAGCGGTCGCCGTGTATACTGGCGGCGCGAAGGTCGCGGTAGCCGACAGGATCGCCGGTCCGACCGCGAATGCGGCGGTCGCCGTATAAACGGGCGATATAAATGTGGCGGTTCCCGAGCACGTCGCCCCGCCGACCGTCAGCGCCGCGGTTGCCGTGAACGTCGTCCCCGTATCTTGGACGACCGTCAGTCGCCTCGGCTGCTGCACCCAATAGACTTCGTTCAATCTCTGCCGTGGATGGACCCGGCCCAGCGAGTAGTAACTGAGCGGCCCGTAAGGCACGCCGGACAACTTGCAGACATGCGCAAACAACGCGGTGGCCGCGAACGTCGCCGACCCGACCGTCAGTGCCGCCGTGGCGGTATACACCGGAGCATCGAACTCAGCCGAAGCCGATAAAGTAGCGCCCGCGATGTTGAGTGCCGCCGACGCGGTATAGACTGGCGCATCGAACTCTGCGGTGGCCGACAGTGTTGCAGCACCAGCCGTTAGATCAGCCGACCCCGTATATATCGGGACATCAAATTCTGCGGATGCCGACAGGGTGGCCGCGCCAACGATCAATGCGGCGGTGGACGTGAATGCTTCCGCTCGACCGGAGAAACTTCCATATCTACGACCGGACAGGAAATAGTGCGGCTGCGTAATCTTGCCTACCGGGTGCGAGCCGACCACTCCCGAAGCCGATAGTGTCACTGCACCGACGGTCAATGCCGCACTGGCCGTATAAATCGGCGGAGTAAATGTTGCGGAGCCAGACAGCGATGTTGGGCCAACGGTGAGATCGGCGGTGGCTTGGAACACTCCGCTGGCGAAGATCGCCGTGCCAGCCAGCGTCGCCGCCCCGACAGTCAACGCGGCGCTGGCCGTATAAACCGGAGCTACGAACGTGGCTGAAGCGGAAAGCGTAGCCGGTCCGACCGCGAGCGCACCGGTCGCCGTATAGGTCAGGGTCGCAAACGTCGCCGAAGCAGAGAGTGTTGTTGGGCCGACCGTTAATCCGGCAGTACCCGTGTAAACAGGCGGCGTGAAAACGGCTGATGCGGACAGCGCGGCCGGGCCAACCGTGAATGCGCCGGTCGCCGTATAGATGGGTGCCGTGAACGTGGCGCTGCCGGACAAGGTTGCCGGGCCAGCCGAAAGAGCCGCCGATGCCGTGTAGACTGGAGCCGTGAATGTGGCCGCGCCACTCAATGTCGCGGGAGCAACGGTTAATGCCGATGTTCCGGTGTATACGGGTGCCGTGAACGTCGCCGAGGCCGACAGTGTTGCCGGACCGACGGTCAACGCCGATGACCCGGTATAGACCGGAGCATCGAACTCAGCCGACGCAGAGAGACTGGCGGCACCAACGGTGAGCGCCGAAGTCCCTGTGTAGACCGGAGGCTCGAACGTCGCCGAAGCGGATGCCGTTGCAGCGCCGACGGTCAGCGCCGCCGAGGCCGTGAACGTGTCTGCCGCCTCTGGAACCGCGATCTCACGGCGACGGATGGGCAGGAATTCTCTTATTCTCGTCCGTGGATAAACACGGCCAAATTGGAAGTAGCTTAGAGGGCCATACCGGGCACCGGAGAGTTTGCAGACATGGGCGAACGCCGCTGTGCCGGAGAGGGTTGCCGCGCCCGTCGTTAATGCGGCGGTGGCCGAGAATACTGGTGGATCGAATTCCGCTGACGCCGCTAGGGTAGCAGCGCCCACGGTCATCGCCGACGTTCCCGTATACACCGGAACATCGAATTCCGCAGATGCGGAGAGAGTTGCCGCACCGACGGTTAATACCGCCGTTCCCGTGGAGCCAAATGAGAAGGTCGCCGATCCGCTTGCGGTTGCGGCACCGACCGTGAGCGCCGCCGAGGCCGTCACCGGCGGCGTGTAATCAACCGTGACCCGCGCATAGTCCCATTCATAGGTGACGCTGGTGGCGGTGTTGCCGGAGCGTGCCTGTAGACGGACGGTCAAGCTCCCGTCCAGCAGGTCGGCCCGCGTCCACGGTCCCCCGCCCGGGCGGGCCAGCGACGAATACGTCCGCGCCGTCAGAGTCGTCGGCTCGGTGCTGTCGGTGTTAAAATCACCGAGCCCCAAGGTGGTCGCCACCGCGACTTCGAGGTGGGCGATGCCAGTGGAGACATCAACCCGGTGCTCGACTTCGACCTGCACCGAGTTGATCACCGAGCCGGCGGGGATCGCGGCGTCGAACCCAAGATTCGACAGCGTATTCTGATTTCCTGTGGTATTTTTCTCGGCGATGACGTAGGAGGCTACGTTTCCGTCATCGGCGTTAGCATTACTCGGGTTTGTCCACGACGTTCCCGATGCGCCGGTCGCGTATTTGGTAGTCGTGGCCATCTGGCATGGTTCAAGTCTTCACGGTTCACTACATGATCAGCGGAGAATCCTCGCCGCCGGGCTCAATGTTGAACCCGCGGCAACACTCTCGGTATCTATCAAGACGACTGGTGACAGTCGGATCACGGCCTATGGCGATGATGAACCAGCCTATGTGCAGGTCTAAAAGTGGGCGTTGCCAGTCGAAATGAAAGCCTAAACTGACATAGCGGTTGATGTAGAGTTGGATCGCCCACTGGAACGGCCGTTCGCCGAACCAGAGCCAGATCTTGCGGTGGATACGCATTACCCGATCTCGCGGAAGGTCAATGTGACCACGGCATCGAACGCCGCCGGTGTAGCTGGGGCTAGGAGGCGGATGCCGATTGATCCTGCGCCGGGGACGATCACGCGCTCTTCCGGCGTCGGCTGGAATTCCCAGCCGCCCACCGTGGGGATACCGCGACGGCCAAATCCTTGACCGCTATATGTCGGCTCACTCGCCGTCACATTGCCCTTGACCGTCGAATCAGCCGCCGCGTCACCGGGTTCATGGGGATCGGGAGTGACCGTGGTCGCCGTTGGAGCGGGAATCAGACTGGAAATATTCTGGAGAACACAGTCGATCTGCTCGCTGGTCTCGTTGCTGGCATCGCTGACCGATGCCCCGTAGATTTCCACGACCATGTTCGACGGAACGGTCAGATACATGACCGTCTTGGCCGCCGCCAGACCGGAAATCGCGTAAGTGGCGGTAAAAATTCCACGCATTCGGCTGCTCCTGTTGACCGGGCGGATGCCCTATGCGAACAAGACGCAGCCGCCTACCTGACCGTGCGGCGATTGATGACCGTCACCGACCCCGCCCCCGCTTCCACCCCGCTGATGACTGGGAAAATCCCGTAAAACTGGTTCGCCGTCTCCGTCCAGCTCACCGGCTCGGTGAGTGAATTGGTCGTCGCCGACTTGCAATTTTGCGCGTTGATCGCCGCCATCGCATCGGCGTCGGCGAACGTTTTCAGCACGGAAAGAACGCTGTTCGTCGTCGTCGGGTTGATGACGAAGTAGTATTTCGTCCCGCTGGTAAGCGCGATGTTGGGGAAATACAGCCGCGCGATTCCGGGACTGGAGGTGCTGTAAACCACATCCGCGTCGATGGAGCGCGTGAGAATCGGCGTTCCCGAAGTTCCCGTGTAGATTTCCAGATTGAAGTTCGCGCTGTCGTTGACAATCTCGATCGCCGCCTCGATGCCGTTAATTGTAACGTTCATCGGCGGCGTATAGAGCGTGCCGCGATAGCGTGGATTGCTGCTTGATGACCAACTTACATCAGCGATCGCAGAGAGAGCGAACCCGTACACTGTCCCATCATCATACTGAATCGCCAGACACGTCGCTTGTTGGTCGCTGAAACTCCAGACACCGCCGGTCATCGTTCCGGGAATCGGAGTGCCTCCGAACGTGCCGAAGGGACCGGTTCCCGCGTGAATAATTGTAGCATAGTTGGACGCGCCGATGGTTCCTGATTGGTAGCGAACCGTCCGGGCCAAAGCGTCCCCGGCGGTCACGCTCGCCGCCGTACCCAGCGTGTTCCATCCTGCGGTCGTGGTCGGAACCAAATCGACGTAGGCGTTTCCACTGGCCTTGTACGTGCCATCCGGTGAGCGTGGGCTCGTAGCGCCTTCGAGGCCGATCCGATAGGTCGGCGGCGACAGAACATCGATAAACCACGTCCAGATTTTGCTGATGTTCCCGGTTTTAGGCGCGACAAAGATATTGTTCGCGCCTTCATCGCTGGCATCGATGACCTTCGTCGCAACGCGGGTCAGCGCCAGCGTAACCGGACATCCTAAAGCGGTCGCCATTCATTCACTCCAGAAACGTATACGCCTCGACGATGTTGCGGAGTTGAACCTGTGTTGCACCGGGGTTGGCCCGAACGAGCCCGGCGAGTTGGGCCATGATGATCGACTCCTTCGTTTCGCTCTTGATCGCCGCGCGAAGCTCATTCATTTCAGCCGTGACGCGCTTCGTGCCGTTCACCGTAGTCACGTCCATGATGATGTGCCCGCCGCCAGCACACAGGCCGATCACGTCGATGGTTGCCATTCGTCACTCCTCATGCGTGCGCGAACCCCGCGCGGATGTAAGCGTTCGCACTGATCGCGTCGTAACCGTTATTGGGAAAATTCGTCCGGCAGTCAGCGAGGAACGCGGCCAATGTCGCCGTTCCGCCCAGCGTGCCATTATAACTGCCCATCGAGCGAGTGGGATCGACGTAAGTTCCGGCGGGAAGGGCAAATTCGTTGTCCGTCAGGATCGCGTTCCCCGTGCCAGTGCCAGCGGGGTTGGTTGTGCTCCAGTCATAAACGATGTTCCGGTTCAGAACTTCGGCGATCGCCACATCGAGATTGATGGCGTGCATAGTTCCTTCGGCCCGATGCGCAAAGATGCAATCCTCCATGAGCACGGAGGTTTGCGTGTGCGATTCCACGTCTTCATAGAACCCATACCCGAACCCGCGAGGCAGCTCGGTCGTGATGTTCTTCCCCTCCAGAATGACATCGTTCCGCGCAATCACGCCCAAGTCCGCACTATTGCCCAATGTGGCCGCAAGCGAGTTGTTTACGAACAGGTTGTCATTGGAAAGACCGCCACTGCGAAGTTGCATTCCATGACTCGAAGCGCGAGCGCCGATGTTTCGTCGAACAATCACATTGAAGTTGCCGGACGAAAGATAAAAATTATGGTTAAACACCGTTGCCTCGGCACCCGCGACTTGCTCGTTCCAGCCATTGTGATCCAAAAAATTGTCTTCAATCGTCGCCCCGGTCACACCCTTCATAAACATGCCCTGGGAATGGCTGTCTGTCGAGTACGAATCGAGGGACACACAGCGCCGAACCACAAGATTGACAATCCCGGTGCCCCCATTATTGATGTCCAGGTTGACTATGTAGAAACGAATGACACAATCTTCGATCATCAAGTTCTCGAAATTTGCCAGCCAGCGAATCCCCGTTCCACCAGCCGAGCCCACGAAATCAGGAGAGTTTGGATCTCGCGTATGGGCGTAGAACTCGATGCCCTGAATAATTACGTGCGCCTGTGTGCCGGAAATGGATTGCATCCCAGTAGATGAGCCGGTCTTGAGCAGCGGCCTCGCCCCAGTGCCGTAGGCCGCGTAGATCAACGGCTCGGTAGCTGACAGCCCGCCTTTGCCAGATGGAATGCTCTCCGTCCATGTCCCACCGCGCTTGAGTAGGAGAATGTGATGCTGTCCATCGACGATCAAGGCCGCGCCCGCCGCGATGGTTTTCTTGGCGTTCGCCTCGGAAAGCCCATCGCCGCTGTCGTCGGCCTTCGACGAATCCACGTAGACGACCTTCGTGGCCGTGGCGATGTATACCGAGACATCGACCAATCCGTTCGATGCCGGGACGACCCAGCCGTTGAACTCCATCGAGTCCGATCCCGTATAGGTCGCCGAAGCGGATACCGTTGCAGCGCCGACGGTCAGCGCCGCGGTAGCTTCTGGATTAGAAACGGTGGCGGATGCAGATATGGACGCCGCACCGACCGTCAGAGATGCGACGGCGGTGAAGATCAGGCGGCGCGGTAGATGGACGAACCTTTTCCTCGCCATACCAACTCCGCATATCAGCCTACAGTTTGTCCGCCGTCAGCGGCTCGCGACCGAAGTTCAGTTCCTTGACATGCCAGAGCAGGTGGAACGCGGCATTGCGGAGATCGCGCTGCGTAACCGGATCGATCGCGCTAAACAAATTCGAGTAGGCCGCCAACTCGTGCTCCCATGGGATGTGCTCGTCCAGCGCGCTGGCGATCGGACCGTCCAATGGAACGATCGTCCCGCGACCGCTGGGGTGCGGACGCGAACCATCGGGGCCGCTATCGGGGAGTTCCCACCACTTCTCCACGCACGCCTGCAAGGTGGTCATCGCATCTCTCACCGGACCCGGCGCGGACGCCGCAAGCGCCTTGAACGCAGCCAACTTCTCGTCGGTCAATGGCGGTGCGAAACTTCCGCCCGCTCGATCTGTTCGTGCCATGATCAGACTCCTAGTTTTGTTTCAGGTATTCCGCTGCTTTGACAAGACGCTCCGCGCATTCCTCGAATAGCCCGAGACCGGCATTGCAACCGTGGCACAGCAGGCCACGAACAGCGCCCGTCTCGTGATCGTGATCGACATGAAATCGCCGCTTCCATCGACCGCCGGGATCGCCGCCGCAGATCGCACAAACTCCATTTTGCGCCGCGAGCATCTCCTCGTATTGGCAGATTCCGATGCCATAGAGCCGACGAAGATTTCCCTCTCTCTCCCTCCTTCTAAATTCTTCGTAATTGGTCTCCCTCAGCCGACTCCTGAACTCGGCGGTGCGAGCGTTCTTAAAAGATCGCATCCGCGGCGTTTCATAATACGCTTTCTCGCATGATATACAGAAAGAGCACCTTCCCCTTCTCTTTCCGCGTTCGGATCGATTGGGACGTTTGCGGAAAGCGCCTATCGGCTTCGCGACCTTGCATCTGTTGCAAGAGAGAAGTATTGGAGAACCGCAATATGCGCTGCCAACAACCATCAGCTTATGGGTTGACTGATCGTCATGGATGAGATCGCTATGGTTCCCCCCGCAACAATCACCGCGTTGTCAAAGGAGAGATCACCAGTGCCCTGCCCACAGGTTCCATCGGAGTGAATGTTCGCATCGGAATCCTTGATGCGGAAATGGCCGGCGGTCCCCGAAGCATCCGCATTGGTGTCGCTCGTAATTGCACTGGCCGTGGCCGTTCCCGTTGCCGAGGCACCAAATGCCGGGTCAGTGAAGGTCAGTGTGCCAAGCAGCGTACCGATATCTGCGTCACCCACGTTGGTCGGCTGCGCCCCGGTACGGATTGCGATGGTTCCCGCGCCCGTTCCCGCATCGATATCATCGACGATAGCGTCACACGCCTTGTCCCTGGTGTCTGTTGCGAGTCTAAATGCCATGGGTCGCTCCGTTTATTGGATCGTGAACCTGTCTCCGCTGGCGGGCGTCGTGGTCAGCGCCGTCACCGTCAATGTTCCGCCGGTAGATGAAGACGTTATGTCCGTACCCTGACCTCGGAGCGCCGCCGTCGTCGTGTCCTCGGCGAAGATCAGGATGCGCCCCTTGAACTGGTCGGTGACCGTGGCCGTCGGGACAATGCTGCTGGTCGGAACGCTGATCGTGGACGCTCCGGTGGTGACCACGCCCTCGGCGATATGCCGGACGGCCCGGACTAATTTTGCCGGTCCGCCTAAATATCCAACGCCATTAACCATGGTGACCGTCGGTCCGATGGCGATGATCGACGTGAGCGATAGGTCGGTGGCACCAACATAAACCGTGGTCTCGTATTCTCCGTCGCCAACACCATCCGGGAGCGCGAATCGGTAGCAATAAGTCGCATCATCGTCATTCCCGGTCAGCGCCGCATTCGGATAATTGGCGGTCGCATTGCTGAGCAGGGATCCATCGGACGCTTTGACGATCGATGTGGTGCCGAATTTTCTGGCGATCAGGAACATATCGGTGATCGCCGCCTCGGGATAGGTGATTTGGAAGTCGATCGGCATATCAGGCGACCCTTCCCCAGCGGACGAACGCACCGGCCTTGGCCACAACGGCGCTGCTGCCTACTTCGGACGCGAAACGGGCGATCACCGTGCCGTTGGCCGATGGTTTGATTGTGCCCTCGATGATGGCCACGCTGCCGGCTGCAACTGATGTCGCATTGGCGGCAGAGGGCTGGTCGTAGGCTGATTCGCTGCGTTCCGTGAAACTTCCCGTCGTAAGCGTGTATTTGCTGACGTAATTCAACAGGGTTGGTGAGGCCGGCCCGTTGACGCTCCATCGCGAGCCCGTGGTGTCGGCCGCCGAGGTGAATGGTATGACGAAGCGGAACTCGTAGGTCAATCCCGAACTAACGGGGAAGGATAGTCCCGTCACGTCCGCGATCGTGTCGGGCGTGCCGTTGTCGTTCGTCACATCCCCGCCGAGGACGACGATGCTCTGGACCAGCGTGATCCCGGCGGGATTGCGGATGTCGGTGAAGACGTTGGGCATGCCATCGTCCTCGCGGCCGATGACGTAGCAGACATCTTCGATGTAGAGATCCTGCGGGACCGTGCTCGTGCCGTACCAGCGTAGATCGAGATTGTCCCCCGAGGCCAAGGTCAGCGGTGCGCGGGTCACGCCGCCGCCGCCCGAGCGGCAATAATCCACGCCACCATCGGGATTCCCCACCAAAACGACCGGCCTGCCGGTGGGGAGATCGTAAGCGATGCTCGTGGTGGCGCGGAAGCTGAACCAACCCGGCTTATCGCTGTAAAACGACGCGAGCGTCCCGACGCTCATCCTCACGGTCGCGACCTTGCCGGTGCCCAGAGTATTGGCGGTCATGGCCAGCTTGAGACGCTTGCCGCCCCTAGGGGAGTCCTCGACCGTCGCCGTGATCGTCGCCCCTGATTCGATGGTGATGGTGATGTTGGTCGATCCCGCCGAGTCACCCAGCCCATCCACGAAGTCGCCGTTGCGGATCAGGTTCCCCGTGCGCGGGCTCATGATCTCATTCACATGCCACTGGTTGACCGTGCTGTAGGAGCGGCGGATCGTGATGCGCGGGTCGTGTACCTCGCCCTGATATTTCACGGCCGCGAAGTCGGCGTAGAGCGATGTGTTGGGATCCTCGGAAATGCTGCGCAGGACGACGCCGAACTCGGTGGCCCGGGCATCACCATCAGCGGCCAGCGTGCTCACGCGCACACCTTTGGAGAAGTTGACATATAGTTTGACGTTCGAGGCGCTGGGGGCGAATTCCAACTGCTTATAGTCGGCCAGATCGAGGATGGCCGCCGTGTCGTTCGTGTAACTGGTCATCTCCGACCATTCGCCGAAGATGCTGCCGCGCATGCCGCCCAGGTGATAGGGCGTGGCCGGTCCGCCGTGCTCGACGTGGTTGTAGCGGCAGTGAACGTCTCCGCCGAGCCAGCGGATGAACGCCGCGTGCTCGGCACCGCCGCTGCGGAAGCCGGTCTCGCCCCGGTTGTAATTGATGGTCGCGTGGTTGCCGCGCCCGAAAACCAGGTCCGCACCGCCCGAGCGCCATTGGTTGCCGAGGATCTCGGCGTCTTGGATGTACGCCTTCATGAGTTGCATGCTGGTCTTGGCGGTGCTGAACAGGCAGTCGCGCACCTTCAACCCCAGGGGCTGCGTCGATCCCCAACCCGCGACGTAGCACTGCTGGGTCGCATCCGCGCCGGCGGTGGTGTAGCGGATGCGCACGTAGTAGCGGTTGGTCGAATCGGGTGGATCGAAATTGCCGGACGAGAACGCCTCGGCGTTGGTCTGCGCCCAGTCGCCGGGGATGTTCCAGTAGAGCTGAATGTCGCGCCCGCCCAGCGTGGACTGGAGGGTCAGGGTGAGATCGGTCCAGGTAGTCCCGTTCCAGTAATCCGCCTCGAAGACGGCGTTGACGCACAACGTGGAGAAGATGGCGACGAATGTCGCGAACGTCGTCGCCGAGCCGACGTACAGCCAGTCGTTCGCTCCCGCGAAGCATGCGAACGTCGCATCGTACACTTGCGCCGCGGGGGTGGTTTGATCCGTCCAAGTTCCCGCGTTGTCGCGGATGACTTTGGCGAAATCGTAATCCGCGCCGCAGTAGATGCCGCTGCCCGCGTTGGTGTAGATGGACAGGTGGTCGAAAATGACATCGTTGGAATACCCGTTGGTGTCGCCGACGATGCGGAACGCCCCCGCCTCGGCGTCCGAGCCCGCGTAGTTAATTATCGTGCCGATGGTTTCTGCCCAAGCGCGCTGTCCAGCCTTGATCGTGATGGGGCTAGTGATCAGGTATCGGGCTGATGGGAGCGGGAAATAGACGCCACTGGCCCATGCCTCGGTTAGCACCGGAGTACCCGTGGCGCTGGCGTGCTCGTCGAACGCCAATTGGATTCTCGCTGTATCGTCGGACGAATCGTTGCCGCGGGCACCGAATCGATCCTTGACGTTGAAGAATCGGTTGGGGGTCAGGATCTGGGGCATCGACAGGAAAAGACGTGAATCGCGGACATCTTCTCAAATGTCACTTGAATTTTCCCAGACGCCTTCCGCCATTGGTTCCAGCCGATGGCGTCGGCGGGGCGTCGAAATTGCTCGCCAGCACATTGAAGTCATCCAAATCGACCGTGCCGTTGAGCGTGAAATCGCCCTGTTCCCATACGGCCCCGGTTGCCCCGAAGTTACTCGACAGAATCGCAAAATCGGCCTGATTGACCAATCCGTCGAAGTTCGCATCTCCCAATCGCGGTCGGGATAGTTGGGCGTGGGCCTCGGATGTAGTGGCGCTCGTCTGTGTGTCGACCACGGCGGTTGCCCGATACCAGAACTCCCATGTGTTCCATCGCTGGTCGAATGCGAACGCCCGGTCCGTATAGGTCACGGTATCGAACGAAAGCAGAGCGACCACCTGCCAGCCGCCGACGCCGGCCCGTCGCTCAATCAACGTGGTGCCGCTGGCATTGGTGTTCCCGATCGTCAGGGTTACATTGATGCCCCCACTGGCGGACAGAGATGGAACAAGCGGAGATCCCGGGTTCGGAGTTTCGTCGCGTACGCCGGCGACCGGACGCGCGCGGTCCCCGATGCGCCCGTAGAAGTTGCCGGCGTTCTGTGCCGGACCGCCCGTCCACCGGTCCTCCGGCACGATCTCCTGCCCCGCCGCAGAGCCGATGCCGGGGATGACAGGCATTGTGGCCGTGCCCAGCCAAGTGTTGTTCCGCGTGATCCAGTTGGCGTCGGCCACGCCGACGAGCTGATACCATCCCCAGCCCTCGGCATGGTTGTTGTCGATGACAAAGCCGTTGCCCATCGCTTCGATGGCGGTGAAGTAATACTTCGGGACGCCCTGCGCGATCATGGTGGGGATAGCGCCGTCGGCGAGCAGAACATTGTTGCGAATAATGTGTCCATTACTGCGCACGTTGCGGCGTGTTCCGTCGGGGTTGATAACGGAATTTCCCATGGCAAACGAGATGGCCATGTGGCTCGACCAGCCCGGCCTGCCATCCGCCCAGTCCGAGATCAGGTTGCCCTCGACCAGCCAGTTGTCCGAGTCGGCGTAGTTCTGCAATTCGATGCCGTGACGCTTGGCCCCGCGCAGGGTGTTGTAGCTGAAGCTGACGTTGCGGCTTGGGGCGAAGTTAGATCCGGAGATCGGCTGATAGACGTTCTCGAACAGGTTGTCCTCGAACCGGGTATTGGTGGGACTGAAAAAATAGATCCCGCGGTGCCCGATGTTGCGGAAGGTGTTGCGCGTGATATTCGAGCCGGCGATGGAGCCAGCGACGTACACGCCGTTGCCCAACCAAACATCTCCCCCGAGGTTCTCTATGGTATTCTGGGTAAAGGCGACACCCGATGTAGCTTCTAGTTTCACGCCCGCGCCGTCGAAGACGAATCCGCTGATCGTGACGTTGCTTCCATGATTCAAAAATGCGACATGGGCCGTACTTATCCCCTTCAGGGTCGTACCATTGCCAAGGTACTGCCGATCCGACCGCAGATTGATCGTCCCATTCACATTGAACTGGCCCGGTCCGAAACTCACGGTGTCGCCAGCCAGCGAAGCATTGATGGCGTTTTGAATCGACGCGCGATCGTCGATGCCATCGCCCGGTAGCGCCCCGAAGTCGGCGACGTTCACGGTCGCCATGAGGCATCGCCGTTCCAGTGCTTCGAGCAGGCAGGAATTGCGCGTCGCCATGCCCGATCAAGACGCATTGCGGTGCAACAGGCGCTCGCGGGCGATCTCGATGTTGCCGTGCTGTGAAATGATGTCGCACAGGGAATTGATTCCCAGAAAGAAGCTGGCGAGTACGAAAATGCTGTTTCGGGTTACAGCAAATCCTACCCATCCCCCCAAAGCTGCCACGGCCGCCATCTGCGGGATCAATATCATGACCCCCGTGACATTGACGGAGTGGACCAAGAGATTGATCCACGTCCTGCGAATCGCCTGCTGGGCGATCCTCGCGCGCAGCCCGTCTATGTTGAATTGGCGCAAAGCTCGTCGGTCACGGTAGGCGCTAATCAGAGTTAGTAAAGTTAGCGCCGGACCCGGAACCGAAAGTATGGTCCAAATTAGCAGTAAAGCGAACATTTTGCTCCACCCTCATCCGCAAAAGTTCGATCCGTGCGGACAATTCCTTTTGCGCCTGCGCATGATCCACGATTTCCTCACACGCCGCATACTTCAGGCCCAGGATGCGCTTGAGCAAAACAATCACAGCCTAGTCTCCGATGTTGTCGCGACTTTCTCTGCCGCTTCAGTTACCTTCGATGCCAACTCGAAGCTCTTTAGCGCCAAGTGTTTCCATTCGTCTCGCTCGGCAACTACCTGATCGTAGGCCCATCCCCAAACCCACCATTTTCTCATTCCACCAAGAAGCGCGACGAACAAAATCCCGACGATCCCTAACTTCTCGGCGTTCATGGATGTCAGATCGAACACGGTTGCTCTCCCGGCCTAATTCGGCGGATCGAGCGACTCGCTTTTCAGGCGAGCAAGATCGAGTTTCTCGTCCACCAGACGGATCTCTTCGGGAGTGGGATCGCGGTTTTCCCGGCGAGCCCGCTGGGCGATGCCATTGGCAAGCTGGAGGGTTTCGATCAGGAGTCCGATCGACAGATCGATATATTCAAGCATTGAACGTGCCATGGTATCCTCAGCGGTTGACGGTTGCGTCGGTCTCGATGTTCTTTAGAGCACGCAGAGCCGCACGGAACTGCTGCAACGCCGTGATGTAGTCGGTGCTGTTGGGATCGGCCCCCGGCGCATCCAATATGGCGAGCGCCGTGAACGAGGCCGTGCGGAACTTCTTGATCTCCCGCTGCTGATCGTCGGAGATAAACCCGTTCTCGCGCATGTCATTGAGGACATTCAACGTGCTGGTCAGCAGTTCCTTGCGCGATACCGAGCGCTGGACCGGAGTCGCATTCGGATCGAACGCTGGGATGCACCCCGAGCCCGCGATGGCATACAGCGAGATGAGGATGACAAACAGCAGATTTCGTGGGCGATATAACATGCCCGACAAAGACGCAAAACAAGAACGCCCGAACGTGGGCTGGAACGTCCGGGCGTCGGGGGGAGAAGGAGTTAAGTTAGGCAATCCATCTAACAGACGACTGGCGGACCAACGACGGCATTCACATATTCGTCGCTGACCTTCATCAGTTTGACGGCGCGTGTGTCGATGCCTTGCATGCCGACAACCGCCCGTCCGTTGGCCAAAAAATGCACGGCGACATACGGCAGCTCTATCGCCTTGACCTGCATGACCATGCCCATGCCATTTCTGTTCGTCATCGCCACGGCGGTCGGGCCGTCCATGGTATGGACGTATCCCGTGAACTCCGAGGCTTCCGCGACGGTCACGAACATGCCGATCTGAAAATCATCCGGGCGTAGAATCATGTTTCCCTGCATCCGATCAAGACGAAACTGGCTTGATCTTCTCGTACTCGTAGTTGCCATATATCGAACGAAACCGCCGCATTTCCTGCATGGCCTGTACATTCCCGCGACCCCACCAGTTCGTGCTATGCGGACCCTGATGGATCAATGTTAGGGGAAGGAACGCCCGACGACCACGAGGCCATCGGGACTGAAATTCTGTATCATAAGAGCCGGCGTGACGCCAACAGGTCTCCAGCAATGGTTTCCGCTGCACGTTGTCGTCCGATGCGTGGAATAACTGGAAGTACCCGGCGATCTCGTTGTCGTTGATCTGCTTTCCCGATTCGTTCCTCCGATTCGCGCCATACAGCCATCCGCGTTGGAGATTTATCGAAACCTCGATCTTCTGCCGCCAGCCATCCGGTGGGATCATATCGGCATCGAACAGGAGCACCCAGTCGGCACGTTCGATCACGCGATGTTCCGCGATCGCCTCGGATAGCGCCGCGCCCTTGTTGAACGATGCGCCATTGGCATAGAAGACCCCGGTTCTGTGACAGAGCGCGTTATACAACATGCACAGCCCATTGGTTTTTTCATCCTTCTCGTCGCTCACGACGATCATTTTCTCTATGCCCTTCCGCCATTTTCCGATATGGGGAGATAGGTAGTCCGAGTAGTCAACGCAAACGGTGATCGCCGTTATGTTCATTTTGGCTATCCCCGGACGATCTTCAGACGTTCCTCTCCAACTTTCACGAATCGGTTGCACCATGGCTGCTTGCAAAACAACCCGATCACCTTCTCCCGCCAGCCGCGGATGACGGCCAAGCGGCGAAAGTCTGATTCCGACACGGCGCGCATCGGATATTCTATCTCGTCCTTCTGGTCATTGTCGCTCATCACATTGCCTATAGCAGACGCACGGGCTGCTCGTTCACCAATATAAATTCTTCTCCATCCACATCCCCGGAACGTGCTGGTATTGACTGGGATCGAAGAACTGGGCCATCGGCGAATCCCATGGGTCTATCGCCTCGAATCTCCGCGTATCCGGATTAGACCGCCAGACCGATTGTGCGCATGTGCTCAGCCACGCGGCGGTGAACGAGAATGTGCTGTTGGGGATCAACATGGTGTCGCAATGCCGCAGGAGTTCCCAGTCGGGGAAAAAGTCCAGCGCCGTCGCATTTCCATCCCGAACATCCTTGGCCAGATGACAAATTCCCGGCAGCGGATCTTTGGAGAGATTGATGCCGAGATCGGGTGCGGTCACAGGATTGTATTTGGCAAAAGACCGAACGACCGTCGGATCATCGGATGACACAAACACGGTCGTGCTTGGCGTCACAAGCCGATCGAGCGCCTCTACATACCAGTCGATCGGCGTGAGATAGAATATCGTCTTTCTCTGCCCATAGTCGCCACGCCGGACATGCACGCCGATCACCTGCTGAGCGCCATGCCGAAGCCGATCGATCGCTGGTGACATCCGGTCCACCATCGCCTGCGCCGGTCTAGCGAACAAATTCTGGATGTACTCCCGATCTGGCGCATAATAGGACGTTTCGTACTGAAAGTAGCCATGCACATCCACGTCACGGAGCGGCTGCTTTAGATTGGGGATGATCTCCTTCCCACGCGGTGTATGCACGTTCTCATGGAACGCCGGCAGAATCCGCCCCGGAGGCGCATCCCGGAAACCAAAAAGCGTCTCGCCAATCCACGGCGGCACCTGAACGGCCAGCCCATGTCTTCGGCTATAGATCTTCAGAAATGCATATTGGACGAATGAATTTCCGGCACGCCCCATCCGCCCGAGTTGTGTCATTTGCAGCACGGGCATCTAGAGTTTCACCGATCGCAATATCCGCGGCTGGACGATGCGGACCCAAATGCGATATTGATCATCTCCCGTTCGCCTCCGCATGACCACAACGCGCTCGTGTGCCTGCACGGGAAGCGGCGGACGCACCGAATACGCCGGACCGATCCCTTCTACAACGTACCCGGCAGAGATGTCATTGGCGCGGTCTATCAATTCCATCGCATAGATGATCGTCAGGATTTCCTTCTCCGGCGGTGCCGCCTGCCACGAACTGCCCTTGTGTACCTCGTGCTGGTAGGTCAGACCGGGGGCGACAAGAATTTCGTTGCCAGCCTCCAGCCAGCGCTTGTTGAAATAGAACGAATCTCCGGCGTCGTATACCTTACGCCAGCGCACCTCTTCCAAGTTCGGTCCAGCGTGGAAATAATCCGGCTGATCCAAGTGGAACGACTCCTCCTTGGCATTGGCCATAATCGTAAGCATGCCAGGCTGGTAGAAGAATTGATTGCCGGTATTCAGCAGACAGCAGGCGCGCGGCCACTCGAAAAAAGTAACCGCGTTGGACAATGTGATCTTATGACCTGATTTTTCACGGTAGTCGAATTCGGGGGCCGCATATGACGGCGAGATCATCAGATGCGGCAACCACTCGATGGCGAACAGCGTGTCGAGATACTCTGCGCCGAAATGGTTGTCCGAGTCCAGCGATTGCACCCATGCGGAGCGGCTGGCGCGGATGGCCGCTAGTTTGTTGCCGAACACGCCGCGATTTTTCTGGTTCCATCCGGTCACGAGCTTGAGATGCGCCGGACACCTGCGGCGAAACTCGGCACATACGGACGAGAAGTGGCGCATTCCATCGCTGCCGTCCCCCGAGTCGTCCCACACCACCAGTTCGCGGATACGCTCGTCGGCAAATGCAATCTCCGCCGCACGCTGGAGTTTCCCTAGTCGCTTGTGTTCCTCGTATGCGGTGATCAATAGCCCGATGGTTTTCATGCGCGCTTGACCAGTGGCAGGTAGTTATCGACGAAGACTTGCCGACGACGCGGCCAGTCGGCAGGGCCGCCAAGATGAACGGTCGGCATGCCCGGCTGCCAGATCGTGCCGTCGTGCCAAATCTGCGACGAGAAGCATCCGATCTCGGCGGCGGTGCAGCAGCGTATGTTCGCCCAGTTGGTCTCGCGCATGAGTTCGTCCCAAAACCATTGCTCATAAGGCATATCGACCATGGTTCGCAACTCGCAACGGCGCATCCATTCCTTGACGTAGGCTTTGGCTTGCTGTGTGTTCCGCATGATGAACAGCCCGTTGCACAGATACTTCCACGACCGCCAATTTGTCTGTTGATACGCGGCCACGAAGTAGTCGGGCTCTAGCAGCTTCAGGAAGTCGTAAGCCGGATCCATGAACGCGACATCTGCGTCGGCCCAGATGAAGAAGTCGTATCCCTCTTCGAGCGCCCGATGAATCTCCCACACCTTGCTGAAGGATGGATGCATGTCCTTCCAATGCAGATCGCTCACGAGGCGGTACTCGTAGCCGTTGGCCGCCGCGTATGCGCTCTGCGTTTCCAGAATCTCGCCGCAGTGAGGAAGAATGTTCTCTGTCGCGATTGTGACCAGTAGTTTTTTCATGGTGATTTATCCCCTCCCCAAGCAAAGACCCCCTTCCACATGCCCGGACCGTGTGGGCCTTGGATCACAGCCGAAGAGATCACCGACAGCCATTCCCGCACCTTTTCTGCATCCGACGGCGCGTACCAATATTCACGGCCCCAGTTCCACACATGAAACCCACGGCGACTTCGACGCAGCACTCGCTCGGCATAATCATCGCGGGCGATTTCGTTCAACTCTGAAATGCTGTAGATGCTGATGCACAGGTCATATCTGTCGCGAGGAATCTCGCCCGCTTGCGGCCATTCGCCCAGCCAGCCCTGCGCCGTCAAGTAACGCTGCTGCAACGCGGCCGGATCCGGAAGATCGAAGCCGATGTAGCTGCGGACCAGCCCGACGTGATTCAACACGTTGGCCAGACACCCGTAGCCTCCGCCGATCTCGGCAATATCGAACGGGCCACGACCGAACAACGAGACGATCTGTGCCGCCCGCAGCGCCGCGTGGGCGGCGCATCCAGACAGCGGATATCCATCCACCGTCGCTACGTCCGAAGCAGCCGACCCACCCAGCGCGTCCGAGGCCGAAATTTCCGGCAATCGCCGCGCGATCCCCGGATAGATGCTTTTCGCACTCCCCCAGAGTTCATCGACGTGATGGGCGTGCCAATTCTCGGTGATGTAGGTAACGTGCGGCATTTGCCGGAAAGTGGCGAACGCTTCCGGCGAAGATATCGCCAGCCGGCAATCCGCCAGCCAGCTTTCGATGATGGATTCTGGCAGGTTCCAGTTCATGGCTTGACGATCCACCATGACGGATAGTCCGCCTCAAGCGTCACGTTGATCGTCAAGTTGTGCTTGGCAGCGAATTCATCTACTGCCGTCCGAACGCCATATTCCCCCGACTTGATCACGCCGTCGAGATAATCGTGGCCGGCGAACACGCCGCCGGACTTTACCTTCGGATACCAGAGCAGCAAATCCTCGCGGATGAAGTCCAGACGGTGATTCGCATCGATGTACACGAAGTCGAAGAAACCGTCGTCGAACATCGTCGCCGCCTCGCGCGAGAAGCATCGAAGGGGGACGGCGCGGCCGTTGTATTTTCTGGCGGTCTCGACGACCAACCGGTATCTCCGCAGATGTTCCCGAACCGAAACATTGTTGTAGTCGTTGTATTCCGTGCTATCGAGTTCGCACCACGGATCGACCTGATAACAGACCATGCCGGGCACACAGTCGAGCAAGTAGAACGAGTACCCGCCCTCGGCAACTCCGATCTCGACAGCGTTTCCTCTAAGGCCGCGTTCGTTCAAGAGGGCAAACAGGTCATTGCGTTTTGTGACTTCCATCACCAGCCTCGTTGAATAATTTTCTCTGGGATCGGCGTGTTCCAATCCGTCTCATCAGTCCACTCTGGAATCTTGCCGACGAACTGCGCGCCAGCGCCACACTTTTCGTAGGCATCACGGTCTGGACCGATCATGCTGATGCGATTGGGGAGCGGCCTGTTGTATCGGTAGTAGGGCGGTCCCACGATATCGACAGACGCTGCGCCACCGGCAAGCCACCGCTCCTGCAATGGCCCATCGTCACCTGCGTAATCAGCGCCGTATCCGCCGAGTCGAACGAACAATTCGCGTGTATACGCCCAGCCGCCGTGATAAGCATGCTTCTCTGGGAACTGGCGATTGAATGTTTCGATCTGCACCCACTCGTTATCTACGTGGTCTATCGCGTGCCGGGGCTGCACCCACTCGCCGCGCATCAACGCCTCCGCTTGCGCTGCCATCATGTGCGGGTAGTAGAAATCATCGTCATCCATTTTGGCGATCGCCTCGGTCTCGGGCGGCATCATGGCGATTGCGGCGTTGTTCTTCTCTCCGAGCGAAAGTATCCGCCGTGGCAGAGAGATCATTTCCCAGCGGTCTCCTTTGTAGTTGTCGTATTGGCACAAGTCGTCGAGGACTATGAGGTAGCGATCCTTCGCCGGATACGTTTGCCGCTCGAAGCATCTGATGACGCGAGAGAGCAAGTGCGGGCGGTTGCAGGTAAGTGAGAATGCGGTGATGAACATGGCTTACTTGACGTAAATCCTGTTGAGGTGATTCATTTGATGAACCAGATATCCCTGCGCGGTCAGCATGCCGTGCCATTCCGGCGACAGATCATCGCTGGCATCTGACTCGCCATGCTTGGCCAGCCACGCGGCGCGCGCTGCTGCATCGTGGTGATACCGAATTTTCTCGACGATGATTACCTTCGGGTGGAACGTGTTCCAGTCGATGCCCTTGATGACCAGCGCCTCCGCGCCCTCAACGTCGATCGACAGCAGCGAGCAGCCGTCGCGGATCTCGGGGAAGGGAGCCAAGATGTTCGCGAGCGTATCGCATTCGACGATGACTTCTCCCAACTCCGCAATGTCCCAGTCGGGCCTTATCGAACTAACGGAATCGGCGACGCGCAATCGGGCGAAACAGTGCGTGTCTAGCGCCGCCAGCGGCGATAGAAGATCTCCCGGTCGATGACGCAATAGCGCGTGCCACGCGCTTGGCAGGCACTCGACCAACAATCCACGCCAACCGCGCTGGTAGAGCTTGAACGTATTCGAGCATTCGACGGGCGATCCCGCGCCAACATCGACGTAGAATCCGGTTGGTTCCTGCAATAGCCTGCCGATGATTTCGTCTTCGCCACACTGACTTCCCACAATGCCGACGGGCGGATGGGAACTCCGAATCAAGCGATCCATCGCGCTAAGCATCATGTTAAGTTCGTATTTGAATTCGTGGAATTTCGGCGAGCGATCCAGTTCGCCCAGCATTATGCTGAGTTCATATTTGAATTCGTGGAATTTCTGCCAGTCGATCTGTGGCATCTTGGCCTTCCTTCATTTCCTGCGCGCCGTAAAAATGACATGCTTCATCTGGCAATCATGGGTCTGCCCGAATTCGGCGAGTACGCGATCGACATTGCGGACCATCTCGGGATGAACCTCGGCATTGAGCGCGTAATGGTGGACCTCGATAGCGAGATGGGCGGCCCCGCGAAGCGCCGCCCGCGACAGGGGATCGGCGAACACCGCGTTCTCGGCACCCTCGATGTCCATTTTGATCACATATCGGTCTAGCCATCCCGCGTACTCGCCCACCAAGTCATCGACGCCGATCGATCGAATTTCGCTTTCCGTAAGCCGAGGATCCAGTCGCATCTCCGCCAAGTCGTAGCCGAATCCAGCAGGAAGATAACACTCGCACGAGCCATTGGCCGCACCCACGGCGTGAAACACCGGTCCGTCGCCGATCGCACGGTTGATCAGCACGATCTTCGGATCATGCCCGTGCCTTTTTTGTAGCTCCGCGAAATTTTCCGGGTGTGGCTCGACGCAGACAATCTTGGCCTCGGGGAATAGCGATCTCGCGTGCTCGGCGAACAATCCGACGTTGGCACCAAGATCGAATACGACATCGATCGGTCCAGTGAGCGTGCGCAGACCGTAAATGTCTTCCACGATCACCTCGCCGCGCAGGCCATTGAGTTCCGCTTTGGTCATCAATACACCTGATCTTTCTTGGTAAACCAAAAACCGGAGTCGGCGCTGCTGTTGTCTGGGATCAACCTGACGTTCATGGCAAACTCATTCACGGCCTTGTGAACCCCATATGCCGTAGTCATGTAGTCGTGCCCGGCCATGATCCCACCTGATACCAACTTGGGAGTCCATGCATTCAGATCGCGCAATACCGCGGCGTAATCGTGGCTACCGTCCAGATAGACCATGCCGAGAGACAGATCCGGAACGCACTTGGCCATCTCGTGCGAAAGACCGTGGAGGAAGAATGTTCGGTCTTCGTAATCTCTCAGACGATGATGACACGCCGCCAAGTTCGCGTCATGCCATTCTTGCGGGAATGCCCCATCTCCCTTGAGTTGCGGGCTGCATTTCCAGACATCGACGAGATAGAGAAGAGGTACTCCCCAGCGGAGAATATCTGCGGAGAACAAACCGGACGCAACCCCAATTTCCGCGACTGCTCCGAACACTTTTCGCTCGCGCATGAGATCGCCAAGTTGAATGCGATGGGTGATCGACGGCGGGTATCTCATCGCGCGGCCTCCGCCCAGTCGAACGTGTCCGGATCGAAATCTTCCATATGATCAGCCCAGACGTATGGTCCAAGTTTCTTGAACGTACTGAATTCCGTCATGCCCGTACCGATGTTGCTCTTGTTGTCGTACTGCCACGTTGAACCGGGCATCAGGCAATAGGTTCTCAAGGTGGGCTGCACGTAGAGCATCATGCAGTGATCGATGCCGTCCGATCGATACATATTCTGGTCGCACAGATCGAGTACCCGTGCCACGCTCGACCCTCGCACCAAATAGGCATAAGTTGACCAGACGCCGTAGGCCCGGAAGATCCGCTTGTCCGGGGTACGCTCCAGATCGCGCTTCAGCGTTGTCTTGTGCCAGACCGGCGGGTTGACATGCACGGTCGAGCCAAGCCACGCGATATCCCAGTCATCCGGTAGATGTTCACAGAGATACGAGATGCGATCTTTGAAGTCGCTGCATAGTACCACGTCGTCCTCGAATACGCCGACCGCACGATCAGACCCCTGCGCCGTTCGCATGACGGCCATCTGGGACATCATGCACCCGATGGCCCCCGGCGTCCGAGCCTTCATGCGCGCGATCTTGTCTTGGGCTCCGGGATACTGATCCGGCGTATACGCTTCAAATCGCCGCGCGAAGATTCCGGCCTTGGCGAACTCGAAGCAGGCATGATCGTTTCGGTCGGGCCGTGACGCCAAGTTCACGTACCAGTAATCGATCGCGTTCTGGGTTGGCATTATCAGTCCTATTGCGCCGCGTTGGCGATCAGGGCGTTGTACCCCTCGAATGTCGAGACCAATTTCCACGTTGGTCCGAGCAGATCGAGTATCTGCTGGAGATTTGGTTGGCCTTCGTACTGTGGCACATTATAAAATTCAGTGTAGATCATCCGCGTCCGCTTGAGCGTCTCTGGCCCGCCGCGAATGACATCCCCCTCGGCACCCTGAACATCCATCCAGATGAAGTCGATGATCGGATAATTGACACAACTCATCCAAGTGTCTAGCCGCCAGCACGGTACGGTGATCATCCGTTCAAACTTCACCTGCTTGTCGCGCTTGAGATGCCCCGTCGGTTCGCGGATCGAGCCGGACAAGTCCCAGTCCACAACGTGCGCCCCCGGGATGTTCCCATTGCTCTGAAAGAATGGGACATCGCCGTCTCGCTCTCCGATTGCGACCGGATAGAACCAGAGCGTGGTGCTCATGCGCGGATTGTGCAGGACCTGATGGTGGGGGCCAAGGGTATCCGGCAATGGTGCGCCTAGCGATTTCTCGAATCGCCTACGCGGACGCGGATCGGGCTCGAAGGCATGCAAGTGGATGCGCGGAAGTTGCTCCATGAACTCCAAGGTGTCCTTGCCATCGTTGCAGCCGATCTCCAGAATGACCGGGTTGGGTCGTTCCCGGAGTTGCTGGGCGATCCACGGCTTTGGTATCGGGTAGTCGAAGTTCTTGATCGATGCCATGTTCATGGGGCCGCACACCTGAATCGGCAGTCCCGGCAATACAGGAGCGCCGCCTCATCCTCTCCGCCATCGTCGCACAGGATCGAAGCGACGTTCACCGAACCGCATGCCGGACACAATGGGCCAGATTCGCAACGGCGTTCCGGAGTATCTCCCATCCGCATCGCTTCGTTGCCGAACCGTGCGTGTTCTCCATCCAGAAATTCCCGCTGTGAGATGGGCATGATCACGTCCCCTGAGTCCGTTTCTTGTGCCCACCCTCAACGAGCATCTCGTCGGCGATCTTGTATGCCGTATTTGCAATGCATTCGTTAGAAACATGGTCAATTGAAGCGGAGGCGATCCCGGCCGCCACATGCGCCGCGAAATAATCACGAATGCTCATGCCATGCACGAAATTCACGGGATTGGAGCTTGGAAAGGCCGGACGGCTAATATCGATCATGACAACCTCATGCTGCTGGCTCGTGTCCCGGAAAACCTTCCCTGACGCGGCGCATGTATAACGCACGGTCGGCATTGGCGTTCAGATAAATCCGCTCCATGTACTGAGGACGCGGACGCTGACAGCCGACACGGAGAAAATGACGGTGTTCGTGGGTCAGGTCGTAGCGATTCCAAAGCCGACCAAGCATATGGGTCGTCTGGTGCAGCTCGGTGTCCGCCCAGAGATGCAGATAACTCGGCCAGAACGGTCCATGTCCACCGTTCCAGCGGCGGGCGAATTCACGACCGATCCATGGCGACCCGCAGATTTTGTCGCTATTTCCCAGCCATGTATCCCCGCACGGCTGCATGACCCCGAACGTCCCCATGAAATGCTCCGTGCATTCGCTGGCGATCTTGTCCGGGCATACGTCCGGGTCCGGCCACATATCATCGCCAGCCCCCACAATCCAATCGACGGATGGATAACCGTCGAAAACCGACCGCGCCAGCCGGTTAATCGATTCTCCCCAGCCGGGATACCGCTCGGAGTGCGTAATGAACTCGGCATCGACATGCCGACCGTAAGCCGGACCGTTCATCAGCAGCGCTATCTTGTAACCGTGATCTCGCCATATACGGAGATTCTCTTCTGCGAGTTCGACGTTGGCCGTAGGGAGGACGACGAAGACGTTGCTCATTTTTCAAACCGTCTTTTGCTTGCGAAAGAGATATCGGTAGAGAACCTTATCAATGAATACCTCAGACTTGAGCAGCGGATAGATCCGCAGCGAGAAGTCGTGGTCTTCGCCGAATGACCTGTGCGGGAACGGCACTTGGACTACCAGTTCACGGCGGATCGGATTAAGGTGATTGGGGCAACGAAAAAAATGACCGTTTTTTTCAAACCAACTTGTATTCCTGATCGAATGATGGAAGTGCTTCCACACCCGCTCGTTCCCGTCCACCGTGATGCGACCGATGAACCCGACGCAATCCGGCTCGGATTCCAGCGCCTTGAGAATCGATGGGCAATAATCGTCGGACACCAGATCGTCGTCGTCGACGAAGCAGACCCATCGACCGCTGGATCGGCTGACCAGCAAGTTGCGTTTCTCCCCGATGGTCATCAGACCATCGTCGGTCTCCACCAGCACTTCGATGGCCTCCGACAGTTGCGGCCTGAGACACTCCACCAGCCGGTCCAACAAATGCTTCCGGCGATCCAGCGAGCAGATCAGAATGGAAAGGGTCGGCGTCATCCTTGTTTACAGAACGGCCTTCCATGGCTCAAAGCATTTATCAGAATCCGCCCATCGCGTTCGGAGTTTGTCGTAGCCACCTTGGATCAACCGCCGCCTCATTTTTTCGTCGCACGCCAATACGGATGCCATGCACGACATTTCAAGTGCGTCACGGCACAGCAGTCCGGTGATACAGTCCTCGATCAACTCTGGGAATGCGTGTGAATCCGTGGTTATCACCGGAACCCCCGACGCCCAGCATTCGAGCACGAACCGCCCGAATGATTCCCCGCTGCCACCGGGTGCGTAGACAAGACAATGAGCCCGTTCGTACACGGATTGAACCGGGACCGAACCTTGATCGTATATCTCGTAAAAATCCCCCGGTGGATCGCCGAATGCGGCACGGCACTTCGGGCCGTACCCGAGCAGGACGACTCGTTTCGTTCGTCGTCCGGTATCGATCTTGTCGTACATCTGGAAGGTGTCGCCACTGTACTTGGTCGGATCGTCGCGGGAAACCCGGACGATCACGAACTCGTCGTTCAGTGGTGCCGGTTTGAACCGAAATGGTTGCAAGTCGTTATCTGGGTTGAGATGCGGGATGTAACCAGAAAACTCGTTGACCGGTCCATGCGGCGACAATGCATGGGTAAGCAATGCTTTCTGGTGATTGCTGACAAATCCGTATAGATCGATCCATCCCTGCTTGTGGCATGCGATCTCCCATTGGTTAGTGAAGGTCATACAGTTGAAGAAGATGACCTTCGCTGGAGGTCCGTGTTTCATGTAACTCGGCAGGTTCAGCAGGAACCGGCCTTCGTTCCACGCCGCGACTGTTTTTCCGGCGAACACGTCGTCGGCGTTCCCGTGAGTTGGCCAGCCTTTGGAATCGCAATACCTACGCAGCGGATCCTCCGGCGCTTCGTAGGGCACGAAATGTAACTGGACGCCATGCGATGACAGACAACCGGCGATATGCAGTGTTTCTGTTTTCGCACCGCCGAGCAGTCCGGGATAGCCAGCGATCCACAGTTCGTTCATTTCCCTTTCCCCGTTCGCATCGCTTTTGCGACTGCGGCGCGCATGCGACTGATGGCACGCTTGGCGATTTGGCGTACGCCTTCGTGGCTTATCCCAAGTGACCTGCCGATGTTCATCAGCGTCTCCCCTTGCATGATGTATCTGCGGACGATCAGTTTTTCGTTCTTGCCCAGCGATCCCATGGCGACTTCGGCGATCTCTCGATCGGAGATACGGCTCGCAACATGGTCGGCGGATGCCAATCGTTCCGTTGACTCCCCCCCACGCGCATAAAGATTTCCACGGCGCTTCGCCCGAGTCTCGTATTCACCGAATGCCCGGATGGCGCGAACCGCTGCCAAAACGGCGAGCGTCGAGAATTTGGCAAGCCGTTCATCGTGGTTTCTGGCAGCCAAGACGATGGCCATGCGGGCGATCTGATACTGGTCATCCTTGCCTACGACGAAGTACGGAACCGTCGCCCGACGCACGGCGCTATGGCAGAGTCCAAGGTTGGATTCCGCCAGTCGATTTGCCTCCGTGATCGTCAGCTTCTGCCGCTCCACCAGCAGCATCAGACGCCCTCTTCGTCGTCCGACGATTTGTCTTCGGAATTACCGAGGTAGTCGCTGAACAGCATGACTATCACGATCAACAGCATGGCGAGTATGATCCATATCTGGAGCGCCGTGGGCGGGCCGTTGAAGGTGATCATGGGTTCGTAGAGCATCGGACATTGAATACAGCGCCGCGTGAAGTGCCGTTCACTTTTAGGCAGCGGGCTTGAGGTCGACCCTCAACGACTTGGCCGCATCGTCCACGTTGAAGTTCGGGAGATAGGCGCGGACCGAGGAATATCCCAGTCGCTCCAACTGTTCGGGCGTCATCTTGGCCATGATCCGTTCGTCCAACAGAAACCGGAGCCACCGGATGTTCGTGGCGTATTCGGATTGCGACATGATCGAGTCGATCATCCGCTCTTGGCTGCCGACCGGCACCGCCGGACCATCATCATTCCGACTCCCGGCGCGTCCGCCCTTGCCAGTGGACACAACGGGCGTCAAATCCAAGGCCGCGATCGCTTCGTCGTCGTATTGCATGACATACTTGAGCATCCAGTCGATCGAAGGAACCTTGCCGGTGGTCGAAAAACTCTTGGCCAGAAATTGAACCGTCTGCGCATGCGTGAGATGCACCTGCGCCCGCACCAGTTCATCTCGGGTACCAAGTGCCGGAGGAAAAATTACATACCGCAGGGAACGCGGGTCGATCCCTCGGAGAATCAATTCGATCCAATATAGGTGGTTTAGTCCCTGAATGAACTTTTGCTGTACCCTTCTGGCCTTGCGAGCGAACACAATGTGCAGGTCGGTAATGACCGATCGCATGGTGTCCGACTCGTAGCCGAGATGCGCCTTGGGCGGACCCAAGCCGGCCAAGAATTTGTGGAAGAAATGCAGGAAATCCGCGATCTCGCCGAGATGCGCATCGCCCTGCAATACATCCACGTCCGCGAATGAATCCTTGCCCCCGGCGACGATCAGATCCTCGTCTGCTGGCGGGCTAATCTTCTGGTTGTGGAACTTTCCATCGGAGTCCACGGCGCGTCGCTTTTTTATGGCCTCCCGGTATTCCTTGATAGCCGCCCGGCGCTCTTCCGGCGTTGTCGCCCACGATAGATCGATCTTGTGCTTGAGCCGCATTGGCGCACGGTCTAGGCGGCGGGTGATCATCCCGGATTCCATGGCCTCGACTTGCACCCAACTCCGCAGGCATGATTCCAACACGGAACGTCCATAGAGATCCCGCCGGCTCATCCGGTTAGCGAAATGCACGATCTTCCACGCCGGATAGTCTTTTTCGATCGCGTTTGTGCCAGGACGGACCTTGGCGTATGCCCGTTCGGGTGTCGCATCGGGAAGGATGCGCATGCTCCTGATGTCCATCGGGGCCAGCCGGACGATATGCGGATCGCCATCTTCCAAGCCGATCCCAACCTGCTCGAATTCGCTGCCGAATTTGGTCATATCGCGCACGAGATTGTGCTTTTCGTCGTCGGTCAATACCCGGCTATTGATCCGATCGGCGATAGTCGAAAGCATCCGACGCACTCGCTCGTTGGTGCTCACGGGCTGCGGCTCGAACCCGCCGCCATAGCGGTCTTCGCCGACCGATCCAGTGACCACCATGTCGGCCCAGCAGTCGATGGCACTCCGGACTTCCGGGCGAGCCATCTCCATCACATCGTATTGGTCCAGCCGGGCCATCCGCTTGGTCTGGCCCAGCCCGTAGTTGTCGTCGGCAAATTCTCGGGACTCCGAGTCGATGTCGCCGGTGGAAATGTCCGAGTCGTAGCCGATCAACTGCGCCCATGTTGCGATCAGGCTTTTGCTGAGTGAGGTGTCGCTCCTGGCATCCCGGAAATCGCGCAATTGCTTGAGTGTCACGCAATGGGTCTGCGAAGCATGCTGGAGCGTACCAAGCCCCTTGGAATCGGAAGAGTCTTCGAGTGTCAGCAGGTGCTCGCGAACGAGTTGCTTGCGGCGGTTAAAATCTGCGGCCTTCATTGCTTGGACAAGACGCGACTAGATGATCGTTTCTCGCGTGGGATCAGCGAATAACAGGGAACATGGGCCGATCGACCGTTGATGCAAGTAATCCGTTTGTGGCCCTGTAGCCGCGCCACACCCAATGCGATCAACTGCCCGAGTTTCATCCGCACGAAGGTCGCCGAGTGCCCGGTGGCCGCCGCGATCTCGGCGGAGGTAAATCCGCTGGGCGTAGCGCCTCTTCCATAGGCTTCCTCCAGCGCCTTGGCCCATTCATCGACGGTGATAGAGGCTACTCCGCTTTTGGTCGTTCCAGTTGCCATACCTTGTGACGAGTGTGGAGTTCCTCGTCTCCCTGACGGATGAGACTTCCCCCGATCTGTGGCTGAGCCTGACGGGCACCGGCAATGCGATAGGCGAACGGCGTTTTCAATTGGAATCCGGCGGTTACGAATGACGTGGCATATCCATTGCCGTTTGGTATCCGAGTTTCCAAGCATCGGTGGCGATGCGAACGTACAATTACATCCGGAGGACGTTGCTGCCAGCGACCGGCTTCACTGAATGCCTCCACCAGTTCTTTGTGGACCGCAGTGGACTCGTAGGCATTGCTGCCGGTCGTCCCGATGTGGTGTGAGAAATGCACCAATCCGTCGCTGACAAGTTTCCATAGTTCCCAGCGCGCGTGTTGTCCAAACTCGTTGGGTATCGCACCAAGGCGTTTCGCCAACTGCTCCTCATAAACGCCGCTCTGCCCAACGTGTGATTCGGTCCCGCGGATGTGGAAATATCGTCCCTCGCATAATTCGACGACGGGTTTGAGGATTTGGTACGCCAATTCGCTCTGATCTTCGATGTTCTGGCTGATCTGCGTTGTGCTATCGTGGTGCCTGCCATCAATGGCGTCCCCATTATGCACCACGGCGTACGGATCTCCGTGGGTTACTCGCGGCACCCACTCGCCCCAGAATGAATCCCACATGACCCACAATTTTTTCTGGACGGAACTTGGCTGATAGACGCCTCCGTCGTCCAACGCGGCCCCATCGGGATGACAGAGGCCAAGCCGGCAACCGCAATGGGTGTCGGAGACGACTATCACGTTGCGGATAACCTTGGCTGATTTTCTGCTCATCCTACGCTCGCTTTTCCGCGGCTCCCCGCGATCTGGCCGAGACACCGCCATCCGCCAACTTCGGTTCGGAGTCCAAGATGGGTCGATGGGATCCAAACGCGCCGCCGCACCCTTGTGGTCGTCGTGGCGTGAATGACTGGCATTGATGGCATTACAACGCTCGGCTAAGACGGATTTGCCGGAAAATTCGCTGGTTTTTGATCCCGGGCGTCCCGCGCCCGGCGTACCAGTCGGTCCCATGCTTCGTACACGATCCAATCCCGGGGCGTGTGCAGTATGCCGTGGAACATGTAGATATGTTCACCCACCCATTCATGCGCGGTGACGGCCGTGCCCCCCTCGATTGACGGCATGAAGAAAGCGGTGTGGTCCATCCTCACGACTCGTAAAAAATCCCGAAATCGCGCTCGATCGAAAAATTCTCTTCCAGCGTTGATTCCACGATGCCCTTGGTAGCGCCCATCGTTTCTATGCTCGACCAGCCGGAAATATCGCTCATGCGATAGGCGGTAAGCATCAGGTTGAACGAATGCAACGCATCGTCTTCCCCCTGCTTTTCCCAGATCCACACATCACGGCCAGCGCCGGTGCGAAAATAGGTGCGTACGCTATTGGTCATCTGCCGGGCGAATCGTCCCTCGGTGATATGCCGATAATTCTGCGGAAGTATCACCGACTGGCCGGTCTGGAAGGCGTGCAATACGTGATCCAGCGTCATCGTCCGTTCGAGTGTGACCAAGTTTTCCTTGTCGTTCTTGGTCATCTCCACGGTGCCGCCCGGCTGCGTGTGGTACTGCGCTCGCCAGACGACCAAGCCGACTTTTTCGGCCATGCGCTGAAGTCGTTCGGCCATGCTGGTATCCGGTCGGGCATCGGCCAATGTCAGGCGCGGTCGGTACTGCTGTAGCATGAACAACGCCTCGTGCTCGTCGTGGACCTTGCCGATGAACACTGGACGGATCACATGGGCGGGCGCGAACGGATCGAAATTGGAAGCCGGATGGCAGTCGCCGATGATCACATCGAGTTCGCTGGGTTTTACATCGATTCCGCAGAACGTCGGTGCTTTCACCATGCTCAGTGGGAGCGCCATGCTTCCGGGATGGAATCGCGGGATCACCGTGTGCTAAGACGCTCGCGACAGCGACTTTTCTATGGCCCGCCGGAGCATCCCCCAGTTGAATGTTGACAGCGGCTTGCAGGTCAATGCATCAAGGAGCATCAACCCGGTCCATCGGGAGATAAAGAATTCCGCGGGTGCCCCCACGCCGCCCTCCCATTGCGGAAGCATGGCCACGGCACCAACGCTCGTATCGGCGACCAGATAGAGGGCGAAGAAATCCCGGTAGGCGTAGTCGGTCGTCGGCAACAACTGTTCATCCGTATGATGTGGAGATCCGCCAGCAATGCGATCTATGTCCGCTGGGCTGATCACATACCAGCCTTGCCGCAGGAATCGGTCCCGCGCCGCATCGAAGGCCGGGAAATTCAATTGGTCAACCCCGCGCATGCGCCCGGAAATATAGACCATATGCGCTGGCGCGTCGGCGTGCTCGGGTACGGAGATTCCCAATGCGATCACGCGAGCAACGTCCGCGAGGCATCCATAATCAACCAGCCGATCGTACATCTGCTGCTGGAACGGATCGTCGCTGATACTCGTGACACCGCTTTCATAGCGCGGCAGGTCATCCAATTCCTTGGGCAACAGCCCACGCTTGACCACTTCCTCGAAGTGCAGCAGGGCATCCACGTTCCAACCGAGTTGCCCGAGATGATCCTCATCTTGGAGGCCCATCTTGTAGGCCATCAGGTGCCGCTCGATACTCGCAAGCACACGAGAGAATTGCATGCCACGTTCCCAGTTGCGGTCGCCGTAATGCTCGGCACCGTATGCGTTGATAACGCCCTTTCGTAGTGCAGCGTATGGGCTGGTCAGATCGGGACGAGGCTTGCCCGCCTGCGATCCGCGCTTCGCGCCGGTGCAGAAAGTGTCGTTGCCATCAGAAAACTTGGGTGCGATACTACGAGGAGGGGGACCGGGGGGTCTTGATCTTGGTGGAATCGGCATATCAATCACTCCACGTCAGGAAGAAAATCGAACGCTCCGGTCGTCGGATTCACGCCGCAAAGATCGCATTCGTTCGGCTCGCCAACGCCATCGATGAAATCGATATGGTTCCAGCCGAACTTCTGGGCGGATAATATCTTGGCCCGAGCCACCTCTCGCTGCTTGACCGGCAACTTGCCGATCAACGATTCTGGATCATTGGCGCTCACAAACTCCTCCATTGCATCGACTCTGCGGGGATCAGCCGATACGCGGGCATCTTGCAGGCTTGCCCGGTCGATGCGCTTTGCAGCATCGCATCGTCGATCCCCGAACCGGATGCAGAATACGGCATGCCCAACTGGTTGTTCACAAATTTGGCCATCGCCCCCGGATCGTGCAATCCCTTCCGGTAGTGGTCGAACAATTCCCACATCTTGGTTGTGGGAACCACGAGGTTTGATTTGCGGAATCCGGCAACAAGCTTGTTGCTGGGAGCCAGTTTCACCCATTTGCCTTGCCTAGACAGACGGTCCATTGGCATCTGGCAGTTCGTGCAGAGCGGCCGGTATTCGAGGATGCCACGCTGCCGCCGCTCCTTGTCGCGGATTTCCACGCTCGTGATCGCACCAAACTTGTTCTTCTTTTCTTCGACGAAGTGCGACCACCAATCGAGGATCTGGAATTCCCTGCAATATGGGCACGGCACATGCCACTCCCGCTGATCGGACTGCTTGTACTCCCAATCG